AAGCGTGTATCTAACAAGAAAGCTGACATTGAGGATATTGAAACCAAAATAGAGAGTATTTCAAAAGAGATTACAACGCTCAAGAATCGAAAGAAAGACAACAAAATATTAAAGAATATACAAAACCAAATAAAAGAATCTCAAAAAGAGATTGATGAGAAGTTGCCGAAAGTTACGGAGCTAACCAGCGATATTGAATTGATTCGATATTGGCAGTTCCACATGGGACGTTCGGGATTCACGACCTACCTTGCGAATAAATCTATCAAGGTCATAGAAGGTATTACCAACTCATTCCTGCGTAAATTTGACGTTGATTTATCGGTTATCATAAACGGATTCACGGTGCTTAAATCGGGAGAAGTACGGGAGAAGATTGACGTGTTTGTTCAGTCTGATGGTACGGATGCCGAAACTTTCAAGGCTAAATCAGGCGGTGAGAAAGGACGTGTAAACTTGGCAGGAGTTCTTGGAATACAACATCTCATAAATCTATCTACAAACGGTAAGGGGTTAAACCTTCTTTGTTTTGACGAGTGCTTTCATGGAATAGATTCCGAAGGTCAGGAAAATATTATCAAAATCATGGAAAAAATGGGTATTACGATTTTGATGATAACCCAAAATGTATCGGAAAACTTCAACAACGAGAATAAGTTGTTTGTGGTTAAAGACCGTAAAATAGCACGTTACGTTGAAAATTTACAAAGTTAATACCTAAATGTAGAACATGAAACTTTTATATAAATGGATAATAAAGATTGGATTAAATATCTGAAAGATAAGAAGATAATTGCTATTGACCCTGGAAAACACGGGGGCATAGTTGTTTATTCTATTGACCGAGATGAATTGATTGAGGTTATTCAGATGCCAGAGACACCGCAAGACATTCTAAACTTCCTATCGAAGTATCAAAAGAACAGTGTGTGTTACATGGAAAAGGTTGGCGGACTACCAGGCATGGGCGGTTCAAGTATGTTTAATTTCGGCAAGGGCGTAGGACACTTGGAAATGGCTCTTTTAGCACGGAAGGTGAAAACGATAACAGTTACACCTCAACAGTGGCAGAAACAGCTACAATTAGGCTCAAAGGGCAAGAAAAGTACGAACGAGTGGAAGACTAAATTAAAAGAGCGAGCGCAGCAACTGTATCCGACCGTAGGAGCTAAATTCAACTTGAAAACAAAACAAGATTGGCTCAATGTGTCGGATGCGTTACTTATAGTGGAGTATGCAAGATTAACAGAAAAAGTTTAGAAATATGACCAAATTTGTTTGTAAAAACTCATTATGTAAGAAGTTCGGAGTTGAAGATGAATACACATCTATGACCTACAAAGTAGTCAACGGACATCTTCAAGCAACCGTCGCACCTTGTCCTTGTTGCGGAGAGATAAGAGAGGAAATCAACCCCAACAAAGATATTCCGTTATCGGAGAAAAATATAAGCATTGGTAAGTACGCTTCAGCAAGCAAGGAACAAAAGACCGAGATGCTGAAGAAGCGTTCTCATGACCATTACGAAAAGACGGTTAAACCGTTCAAGGAACATCAGTTGAACGAAGCAATGAATCAAATGAAGGAGTACAAAAAGACAAAGCAATAAATGGTATGGGCTTGGAGCATGAGATTTTTAAGATTGATTATCATTACCGACCAAAACAGGTTAATAAATTTTTGGTAATGATTAAATTTGGCAATACGGAAAAACGAAGATTGGCGTTCAAAAATTTGGTATTCCGTATGATGAAAGATATAGTTATAAAAAACATATCTAATTATTTGAATCTGTTGAATAATACTCCGATGAAAGAGAATTTGCCTGATAGGGATGAGCTTGTTTCGGAGTGCTTCTTGATATTCAACAAGTGTATCGAAAAATACAAAGTGCTTCCAAGCCATAACTTTTATTTCTATTTCAATAAATCATTGAGCAGAAACTTCTTCAGAGACTATCAGAGAGCCTTGGTCAATGACAAAATAGAACTGACCGAAGCAATCTACACTTGCCACCCTGACCTGCGGGAAAGTGAACGACCGAACACTGTTGCTATTCTCATGGATAATATGAATTTCAGCGACCTTGAACGAAGGATAAACGAGAGCCGAATGTTGGGTCAGAAAACATCAGAGTTTTTGGAAGCCAATCCCGATGTAACAAGCGGTCAGTATTCCAAAGCTCTAAAACATATCAAAGAAATGTTAAATGAATTAAAAGACAAAGGTGAGTTATGAATACACAAATTGATTTTTCGCTTTTTCAAAAAGCAATTGAATCGTTAATATTGGAAGGTTGTACGATTCTACAAGTTATCCTTCCTGATGGCTCTTGCGCCTTCTTTTCGGTTTGGAGCTTTACAGAATCATTCTTTAACAGTGCTCAATCGGTTGATTTTAATACCGTAGAAGGAATAAATATCACAGAGTTCTTAAATAAGCAGGCATCGCAATATATGAATCGTAGTTCGTTTATTGCGGCTTATAATAAAGTTGTTGACGATTCGCCAGTTGTTCAGTGTCAATTTCATAAGAACGCAGTTTGGTTCAAATGGCAGCAAGTTGGCGATGAAAAGAAACGGAGATTGTAAATGAAACCGAGTAAATATCAGACCGCTATATACAAAACATTCAAATTAACCAAACGAGATATTAATATCTCAGCCGTTGCGGGTTCAGGGAAAACAACCGTACTTTTGGAGCTATTGAAGTATGTTCCTGAAGGGGCAAGTTCCCTGTTCCTTGCTTTTAACAATTCAATCATTGACGAGTTAAAAGACCGTAACACCCGAAGGGATGCTGAGATAATGACGATACATTCTTGCGGTTGGCGTTCTATCCTTTGCCGATACGGAAGCCGAGCAAAACTGAATCCGAATAAGGGAATTGCTAAAACAGAACAAGTTCTGAAGAAATTCAAAGATGAGATTGGAGATAAACAACGAGGTTGGTTTTTCTTTATCATTCCGAAGCTCCTTGACTTGTTACGTTGCAATCTCTTGGATAACGAGAAGGAATCATTTGAATGGATAGCCGAACATTATGATTTTAATATTTCGGAAATTGAAATCAATGTAGCTATCGAAGTATTCAAGCTCATGCAGAAGGACAAGAGCCAATTTGACTTTATGGATATGATTTATCAACCAGTTGTTGATTCGTCAATCCGATTCCGAAAGTTTGATTTTGTCCTTTGCGATGAAAGCCAAGACTTTTCAGTTTGCCAACACGAGTTTATAAAGCGTTGTTTGAATCGAAAGGGCAGACTTATAACGGTTGGAGATAGGAGACAAGCCATATATGGTTTTGCGGGAGCTGATGCTGAATCGTATGATAAATTAGCAGAGATAAACGGAAAGGCAATCAAGCTACCACTTTCAGTATCGTACCGTTGCGCCAAGTCAATAGTCCGAGAAGCGCAAAAGATTGTTCCTGAAATCTCTTATGCTCCGCATGCTATCGAAGGGGAAGTGAGAGATGGAAGCCTTTTGGAATTGGACTATGGAGATTGGATTCTTTGTCGTAATTTGAAGCCGTTGGTTCAAACCTACCTTTGGTTGATGAAGAATAAAATAAAGTCAAAGATTCGAGGCAAGGAAATCGGAGAAGGGATATTGGCGCTGATTAGCAAAACAGGCGGTAAAACGATTGACGGATTGTTAAGAAATCTTGATTTGGAAAAGGAGAAACTTCACAACAAGCTGAAACAACGAGGGGTGAAACGACCAAACTTGCACCCGAAGATGGAAGTGTTGATGCAAAAGATAGAAGTTATCGAATGTCTATGTGAAGAAGTAGATACTGTTAAAGACTTGAGAAATTTGATTAGCAATATTTTCTCTGACGAGGTTAAGGGAATACTGTTAAGCACGATACATAAGGCGAAAGGATTGGAAAATGATAAAATATTCTTTCTTTCGCCAGAGTTAATTCCAAGTAAGTACGCAACCCAGCCGTGGCAGTATGAACAAGAATCTAATTTGCGTTATGTCGCCATCACACGTGCTAAAAATTCATTAGTGTACGTATGGGGAAACGTGTTTACAAAAGATATACAACAACGAATTAAATTATCAAGATAATGGAAGACATAAAGAAGAAAGTTCAAGACGATGAATTGAACATAGAGAAGGGGCAAGACCTTCACAAGCAACCGAGAAAGTTTATACCAGTTCCCAAAGTTAAACCTGAAAAGGATAAAGACAAGAAAGAACAAAAGAAATGATTTATGGATAAACAACGGTTTTTCTTATTCCGAAGAAAGCGAGAGGACTATGATGGATATTATTACATTCAGCATATGACGTCTCCGAGCCATGACAGTGGGTTATCCAATTCATGTTGGCCAGAATTTGCTTGGCGTGGGCAAACTGCTTTGGAAGTAGAAAAGATGAAGTATATGATTAGCATCTCAAACTATAAAGATAAGGTTTGGGAGTTGGTTGAATACGAAATGTACAGTGACACGCCATCTTGGGCAATACAACCCGAAAAGATTGATTATGTAAACCACTTCAATGGTTTGCGTGAATTAACTCCGAAGGAGAAGGAAGATTTGGAAGTTTTCAAAATTAAAGCATTGGAGCGATATGGAAAAAGATAGACTATATTTTTACAAGGCAAACGCCTACAAGATTCTGGGTGAATGCCATATGAAGGATTCCGAAAAGAATTGGATTGAAGCGGTACGATATGTTGATATCAATTCCGATTACAAAGGAGAGTTCGTCAGAGCAAAGGAGCAGTTTGAGAATCGTTTTATTCCAGCCGTTCTTCGGGTTGGTGATAAAGTTATGATTATATCCCACGGCAAGTTCGTAGGAGTTACCGAAGTGGTTGATGAAATGGAAGAGTTCGTATCATTGAAACAATCTATCGGGGATGCTCCGAAAACCTTAACAAAAGAGGTGAACAAACAAGGTTACATCATGATGCATCATCATTGGGAATTTTACATATACAACGAAACAACTTGCAATGCGAGACAGATAGAGTTAAAACAATAATCCCCACATAAGATTGAAACCGAAGGGAGTGGCTTGAGAAAGTCGCTCCTTTTTATTTTCCAAGGTTATTAACAATATCAATGTAAATTATAAGAACATGAAACGTAGAACGAATACACCTGAACGCTTATCAGCGTTGCGAGAAAATGAAATCTTTGTCTTTGGCTCTAATATGGGCGGCAGACACTTTGGTGGAGCAGCTAATTTAGCATATAAGTCATTCGGAGCTGAATGGGGCGTTGGAGAAGGCTTAACAGGACGGAGCTATGCAATTCCCACTCTGACGAGAGAAGGGCAGAAAATGATGCTGGAAGCTATCGGAACGAGCATTGTACGAATGTATATGGAAGCGAAGTCAAACCCTGAACTTGATTTTGTCGTTACCAAGATAGGTTGCGGCATAGCAGGATTTGAGGAAGATGAAATCATTCCCCTATTCCGAGAAGCAGAGAAAGTTGTTGGTAAATTGGAAAACGTAATACTACCAAAGGGATGGGAAAGTTGAAAAAGACAAACAAAGAATACATAGCAAGGATATGCCAATTGTCCCAAGAAAAGAAAATTGATAGAAGCAAAGAATATCTACTTTGCGCAGCTATCCGAAGAAAAGAGGAAAGGGATTGCCCGAAGGTATATTGGGAACAATTCCGAGATATATACAAAATAGAGCTTGGTTGGCGTCATCCAGACATTCTTCATAGATTTATCGGGGAAGTATCGAAAGACCCAGATGACCAAGGATTCTACACTTCCAAAGGAAGGTTTGTGACGAGAGAAGAAGGACTGACAATAGCAAGAGCCGCAGGACAGGTTGATAAGATTATCGGTGGAGTTCTAACAAGTGAAGATTTATATTAGTATGACAAAAATAATAATTTGAAAGATATTTTAGAATAAAATGAAAGAAAAGAAATTTGGAGTGTGGATACCTTGTCTTGAAGGCAAAATGCCCGAAGATATTTTGGGTTATAAGGATATGGGAGGTTGGGATATTACTCCAACGGTTTTAATACCTCATTTTTGGGGTAACGAACACGGAGGAGGAGAATTTTATCCAGCCCAAAGGATAAGGAAAAACGGTAATAAGTCTTGGCAATGGTATAATTGCACTACAGCGAAACCTTTATTTTGGATGATTATTCCTGTAATTCCTACAAAAGCCGGAGTTGCCGTTTATAAAAAGATTTTGGAGAAGGGAATGGAAGAAAAAGTATTTGGAAAAAGTAACAAATAAATCTGATAAAATGAAACCATACGGAATTAAACTCAAAGACCGAAGGAGAATGTATGATTTTCCTTCTGATAAATTTAATAGCAGGGGTTGCTTCGATACTTGTAATTGTCATATTTGTCGTAACAAAAAGAGCAAGAAAGAACACTAATGTATCAAATAGAATGAGAGCAGCAAAGAAGTCAATAAGACAAATTTTGAAAAGAGAATTAAGATATGAAAGCGACCTATAAACAAAAAGAGATTTGTGATTTGATAATAAATCAAGTTAGCTTTTGGAAGTCCTCAAATGACATAAATAGTCCAACGCATTATTGCGATAACTCCGAAAGCGTGAGAAGTATTGAAGGACTATCAGAGGAAGATGAAGAGGACTTAACAAACTTTCTTGATAACTTATTGAATTTTGTAAAGGAAAAGATATGACCGAAAAAGCATTAAAGAAACTCATCAAAGGTTACGATACAGAAGCGGTGCTCAAGAAGGATTCCCTGACCGAGTTCCGCATCTTTCTTTATTCAAAAAAGAAACGCTATCCGATTACAAACGCAATAGACAAAAAGGAAGATTGGAAAATAATCAGAATATCCGAGTATGACCCAATAGACGAAACCAAACCCAAGATTGTCATTTCATTACAGCGTTTGTATTTGAAGAAAGAACGCAGGAAAGTATAAAGAAATGCAATTAAATACAATACAAGTACAAGTATTAAGAAGGAGTATTGTAAAAAACAAATTGTAAAATATATGGAAGAAAGTAAAAGAATACCTATCCCAGAGGACGTTGTAAACCCAAAAGAATATCTCAAATGGTACGCTTTGAATAAGCATCCATTATTGAGAAATCCTTACCAAACGACTTCGGATGGGGAAGAAGTAAACATAGCAATGTTACCTCATAGGCTCAAGAAAGCTATTGAGCATTTGTCTCCCCAAGAACAAGAAGATTTGATAAACCTCAAGAAGCAATGGATTGGACTAAATTCCAAAAGAAACGTAGCAAAGGCTATGGCATATGGAAGAATGGGTTGTTTGGGCGGTAAGAAACCAGAGGAAGCCCGTATAATGAAACTCACTCCTTTTGAGGAAGATATTATGGAGCTTCTTGGACGTATGTTTACCGTTCCCGAAGTAGTAAAGATTCTTGGAGAGGATAATGGAATTGTAATAGACGAGGACGATGTAAAGAAAGTCTTGAAGCGTAATATTGTAGAGATAGAGCGAAAGCGTGAAGAGTATCGCAATAAGATTACGGATGTCAGACTTTATAACAAACGCCCAAGACTTGATGAGTTGGGTTGGATGTATAGTAAGATGAAAGCAAGATATATTGCGCTGAACTCTATTGATGCCTACAATGCAATGCTCCGAACGCTTGAGCAAATTCGCAAAGAATCCGAAGGAGACATTTTGAACATCAACGGAGTTCTTGACGTCAATATCGAAGTCCAAATACAAAATCATATCCAAAAAGAAATTCTCAAAACTATCAACCTCAAAGAAGTTATATTGGGACGTGTAGCGGCAAGGATGAACTTCAGCTTACCAAAATTGATTGCTGGGTTACATAATAGCTATTACGCAAAATTCGTTGATATATCGGGAGACTATGACCCAGAAGCTGAAATGATATATCCTTCAACTATGGCTTATGACTTTACCGCTATTGAGCGTCAATCAGGCAGAGAGGTACAAGACATCAAAGCCGAAGAAGTAACCGAGCAAGAGAAATCCTCAGCCGAACGTACAAAAGAGATGTTCTTGCGTAAGATAAGGAAGCAAAAAGAGGACTTGGAAAAACGCAACGCTGCCTTCGATGCAGAAGCAGAGATAGCAAAAGAAAAGATGAGTGAAGATATATATGAACCCGTGAAGCGAGGAAAGGGCAGGGCAAAGGATAAAACACCACCTTCCAAAGAGAAGCGGAGTGGGGCAAGGTTTAAGAATAGAGATTATTTCACAGGCGAATCTAAAAAGAAGAAATAATGTACTTACAAGAATTTATCAAACAAAACATTCCCAACGTAGAAAGCAGGGAAGATTTTAAGCAATATGTTTCTTTGAAAGAATGTCTTGTTGATGATAGTTTGTATAACCGCAAACAAGCAGCCGAACATTTTGAGAAATTTCTTGAATTGAAAGATAAGCTGTTTGATGAATCAATCGGGAATTATTTTGAAGAAAAGACAATGACAAATGAATCAAATAAAATCTACCAAACGAAACTTGCAGAAGCAAATAATGTTTTGTATAAGGTAGTAGATGATTTACAAAAAGAAGGAAGGAGCTTGAGAGAAATCGGAAAGCTCCTTTCAATTAAGAGAGCTGACGTGCTCAAGATTCTTCACCGAGACGTTGGTAATTTGTCTTATTCGGCAATATTACGCATTCAAAGTTCTTTATTACAAAAAAAATGAAACAAGATGGAGACCAAACCGAAGGTTGGAGAGAGAGACAGCGTATCATGGAGCAAGAAATAGCGGCATTGTATGATCGTCTGTTACGTCAAGCCAAGTTCTACTATCCGAGAAGTAGAGATGACGCATACGACCTTTGTAATGATACGATGGTAAAGATGCTAACTAACCAAGACAAATTCCAAGAAGGTACAAACTTATATGGTTGGGCGTGTATGATTATGCGCAATCTCTTTATCAACGATTATCGAAGGACTTTCAGACAAGGCTTTGTAATGGAAAGCGAACAAGAAGGTGCAGATGTATTCGGACGGCTTGAACTCTTTGCTCCTGATACGGATGATTATTCAAGAGAATTGGACATACGGAAAGCAATTGACGCACTACCAGAGAACGAACGTGTTTGTATCAAATATCTGATTTGCGGTTATTCCTATGAGAGAATGGCTCAAAGCTCCAAGAGATTCACCCATTGAGTGAAGAGCAAGGTCATAAGTATGTAACGATAAGCCGTGATAACCGTCCATTCCAGAACGTTTGTCATATCCTTGTCGATACCGATATTGCGGGAATAGAAGTCAAAATGACCATAGTTGCCCAAGATACGAAGGCATATGAGAATATGATGAATATTATGGGTTGGGATTTGAGAGAGGTTTTGAATAATCTACGAGCCGTTGACGCTGGGGATTCCAAAACGAAGCAAAACATCATTGACCGATATATAGAGTATATGTTGAGGGAAATTTTGTAATCTAAATATTGTTTCATTCAGAAGGCTCTGGGCTGCGAAGTTCGGAGCTTTTTATTGGTAAATTATACACCTTTGCTAAATAAAAGTTAAATATTGCCCAAAATTAAAATTTCTCCAAAAATAATTGGTAAAAAGTTTTGCGGTTTAATTTATTGTTCGTACCTTTGTATCGAAGTTAAACGATAACAATTAAAAATTCAACAATATGGATTACAATAAAGCATATAACGAATGGGATGATATGACCGTTGAAGAAAGAATGAGTTGGTGTAAAGCTAATGGCGAAGAATGCGACGTTGAATTAGCAAGCAAGTATGCTGACGAATTATCCGAAGAGAACTATGGTTTTTGGACTACTATCAGAGAAATGTTAATGGAAGATTAACAAAGTTAGAAACAATAAACAATAAACAATAAACAATAAACAATAAATATAACAACTTAAAAAAAATTGGAATTATGAAAGCAACAGTAAATCAAACAGCAACCGAGAGCGCAAACAAAGTAATGGACGCAAGAATCGTTAAATTGAACGAGCTGAAAGCCGTAAAGATGGCAAACCTTTCAAAAGGCAAAAGACCTGCTGCGAAGGAAGCGAAACTACAAGCAACGTATATCCTTGAAAATTGGGATAACGAGTTTGAACTGGTAAAGATGCTCAATGACTCCGAAGTGACCAACGATGATATAAAGGCTATCCTCGCCAGTCGTTTGACGAACTTTGCCGATGCGAAAGAAGCATGCAAGAAAGCGGTTGAAGAAGCTAATCATGCAGAAGCTCCGAAGAAGGAGAAGAAAGCGAAATTGACCAAGGCTCAAAAGGATTTGGTAGAGAAGGCTACCAAAAAGTCAGAGCCGAAGAAAGAGGGCAAGAAGGAAGAATCAAAAGCAGCTCCTGCTCCGAAGTCAACAAAGAAGGTTGGCGATATTCATAAGAATGGCAAATGGGTTTGGACTGAATACCAACCAGGAAAATTCGATTGGCGTACAATCCCGACTATGAAGCAGAAAACAGGAGCAAAACCGAAGGTTGAAACCGAAGGTAAGAAAGCGGAGAAGAAGCAGACCGCTACAAAGTCAAACAAGGCTGAAAAGAGCACTGCTAAGCAAACGAAGAAGGGTGAGCCGAAGAAGAACTCACCAGAAGCTCCGAAAGTGCTTACAATTGATGAATTTGTGGCTCTGCCCGTCAAGACTGCTAAAACTAACAAGAAGCCTTCACCAGCTCAAGCCGAAGCATTGAAACTTATCAACAAAGGGTATCGGATAACGGCTGACCAAAAGTTCTTTGAGAAGGATGGAGACCGCAAGAGTTGCAATATGGATAGCGTTACAGCGATGTTCAAGAGATACGGCATTGATTACATTCCCGAAGGACTTATCATAAAATAAGGAGCAATCATGAAAAAGACCCAAGTCAAGAAGGTTAATCAAGGCACATACTTCAAATTAACCGAGAGCGAGAAAGCACCCGTATGGGTACGTGGAGAGTTCATCAGACAAGCCCAAAAGTATTCGTGCTACAAGTTTGACGATGTAAACCACGAGAAGCTGATGAAAGGTACGCAAACAATATTCGTAGATTTTGAATTTTGATATGAAAGAGAACAGCTTGGTCATAGAACTTCAACACTTTGCAGGATTTATGGAAGGTAGGCAAAAGAAGTTCTATGACCAAATGATAAAAGACGCAAAGCCTGTTGAGGTTGTAAGGCTATCCGAAGTATTCACGCCAGAGCAAATAGACTTTATTAGGAAGGCGGTGCGACCCAAAGCAAAAGAGTGTTATCGCAATGCTCATCTGCTTACTTCTATCTTTCCCGAAGCTCTTTATGTGGAAGGAAAAATGACGTGCTGTAAATGCTTCGGAATCGAGCATGCTTGGAATAAGATAGGCGACAAATACATTGATATTACTATGGAGCTTGTATTACACCGAGACCCAACCAAAGAGGAATATATGAGTTTGGGCGAATATAGCGAGGACGTGATATCACCCATAGTCTTGGAGACGGGATTTTATGGAAACATATATCCCATAGTTTATAACAGAAACAATCGTAAATAAAAATTGATATGGCAAAGATTTATAAAGCAAACGGTGAAGTGTTAGACATAGAGCCGAAGAACGGAACAGACTTTCAACTGGAAGAATTACAAGCAATCGTAGGCGGTTTGATAGACTGTCAAATGACAAACGATGGTAATGATTTGATTATATTCAATGACGAAGGTAAGCTGATGGAACTTCCTTACAACGAGAATGCAACAGAGATTTACCAAGAAAGAGTTTATGAAGGAGACTTCTTGGTTGGTGATGTTTTAATTTGTAAAAATAGTGAAATGTTATAATATGGGAAAGTTATACGACAGATTACAAAAGCAATTGAAATCAGAGGAATACAAGCAAGACGCTGAGGACTGTCTCAAGATATATGAGAAGCTCAAAGAAATGAACAATGGTAGCGTTTGGAACTTACAATGGCAACAATTAGTAGATACGCACTTCAAAGGCTTTCCGAGCGATGACCGAAGATACAAGCCGAGCCCAATTGGTTACGTGTTTCTGAAAGGCATTGAAGAAAAGAAGGAGCGTGAAGCAGGAGTTCGGTGCATACCAGTACAAATGGCTATTATGAGTCATCTATCGGATGCTCAGGAATCAATGAGATATACGCAAGGAAATTATCCTGGTACGGAAAGAGCTAACAATCATATCAACTTCGCAAAACAATTAGTATTAACATATCCTGATACGTCAATCGAAGTATCGGAGAACGAATTGAACGAGTTATGGGAAAAGACAATGGAATGACCAAAGAAGCAGCAATCAATGCAATGGAGCAAGGCGGTTATAAAGTTGCTCACCGCTTCTTTTCAGAAGGAGAATACATATGGTCAGCCGATGAAGACTATTTTATGGACGAAGAAGGTTTATGGTTACCAAAGAAAGATTTTTGGGAATGTCGTCAAGGAAAGGAATGGGAAACAGGTTGGAGAATTGTAGGTTGAAAATTAACAAAGTTATAAATAATGTGAGTTCGTTGAAGTGTTTAGAAAAGTACGTTTGGACAGGGGTTCGATGCCCCTCACCTCCACAATTGATTATCCGTAGTCATGCGAATCAAGCAGAGACTGAAAGGTGAGTTAAACACGGAGCAAGAAGAAGGAGCTGACTCAAGGTATAAGTAGCAACGATTTATCGGAGAGCTTGCCGAAGTAGAAAAGCAAATGCTTGTAATCAATTCGTTTCTCCTTTCGTAAAAATGAGTGGTGGATTTGCTTAACCAGCAGCCCTGAGTTTGTAGGTAGCTCTTCAAAAACCTTCAAAAGGGGGTGAATGGATTTGACAGCGTATGAGTATGATTCACAGAGAGCTTACAAAAGTCCTAAATGGCAAAACAATTCAAATGTTTCCTCAACAGCTAAGAGCCGTTGCGTAAACCGAGACTTGGGGCAAGCGAAAGTTGCCCCTTTTCTTTTTTTTAGCAAAGTTATTTTAACAAAACAAATAACTTATGACAAGAATAAATAGTGCCATATCAGTAAGATGTTTGACTGACGAACATCTACTTGCTGAACATAGAGAAATAAAGAGATTGCCTGCTTGCTTCGTTAAATCTTATACAAGCGGAGCTTTGAAGAGAATACCAAAGAAGTTTTGTTTGGGAACTGGACATGTTACATTCTTCTTAGACAAAGCTCAATTCACTCTTGACCGTTACAAACAAATACACGAAGAATGTATCAGGCGTGGTTTCAACGTTCCAGACTATTCCGAAAATTGGGAACAAGTTTTAATGAAAGATTATTGGAACAGCTACGTTCCTACGGAGGATGAGAAGGAACTACTGATTCAGCGTATTTCGGAAAGAATACAAGGCAGTAGCAAGACTTTCTTCCATTATGAGGGGAAAGCTATAACTAAGGTTGAGGCAATCGAAATGTTAACAAATAAATCATTATGAGCAAAACATTAGTAGAAGCAATGCCTGAGCTTGAGCAGATAGCAAAAGAGCTTGGTATCAAAGTAAACAATTATAAGGTTTTGGAAGAGTATCGGAGACGACACCCTGAAGAAATGAAATCTACAAAACAAACGGAGGTAAAAGATGGACAAGAAATATAATATAGCAAGAGCTATCAACATAATGGTATGTATATGTATAGTAGTAGCGATAATGCTTTGTACGTACAATGCTTGGAGCCTGTATGGTAAATATACGACATTCAGTTTCTTTGCTTCTTTGGTAGTGCACGGAGGATTGGGAATAATGATATATTGCGGAGTTGATTGGATACTCCGTAGAGTGTTTCACCAAATTAAATAATGATGAGAAAATTGATTATGTTGCTAATGTTAATCATAGCCTCAAGTTGCGAGATTAACAGCTACCAACCAGTTCAGAACGAAGAAAGGACAGATGTAATAAAGCAAGAGATTAAGAAAGAGCCTTCCGAATGGGACATATTCATTGAGGCTCTCATAAGAGTAGAAAGCGAAGGCAAAGCGGATGCGGTTGGCAAAACCAATGACGTAGGAATATTACAAATTACTCCTATATACGTCAAGGATGTCAACCGCATTCTTGGTGAAGAACGATACACACTCAGTTGTCGTACCGATATAGAAAAGAGCTTGGAGATGTTTGAAATCTTACAAAGCCATTACAATCCGAATAAGGATATTGACAAGGCTATCAAACTCCACAATCCGAGAGCTGGACAAAGTTATCGAATAAAGATAATGAATCAAATGGAAAATATTAAAACAAATTTATCATGACAAAAGAGGAATTGAAAAGGAAGTATCACGGTCATACAGTTACTGTGAGTTATCCAATGGGTAGGCGTGTTTTCTTTGTTCGTGGAGAAGGAGCGTTTGAAATTATAGACAAACCTAAGGAAGAAGCCCATGTTTGATTTCATAGATTGGTTCTTTGATATAGGATTGGGAAACTTATCAAGGGAAACTTGGCGTAATAGGCAACATTACGATAACACTCAAGAGCCGAAAGAGGTTTGGAGCGGTACGCCAAAAGACCGATTCACATTAGAACAAAGAGAGTATCTTGACAAAATAAAAACATTAGCAGTAGATGTAGAGTATGAAGAAATTCAAAGTTAAGTTCTTTGGTTCAAAGAATCGTAAAGAACAAATTAAGCAAGTAAAAACCGAAGTTGAAGCCGAGAGCCGTTCAAAGGTTGAGGACATTCTCAGGCATTCCTACGGTTACGAGGTCATCAACGGATTAAAGATTCACGAATATGAATAAGGCAAGCAGAATCGGAATATTTATTTTGGGAGCTTTACTGACCTTGACATTATTCAAGGGTTGCGGACAATACGAACGTAAAGACCCAAAAGCGGTTATCTATCGGGAAAAGGTAAGCGAAACGGATTCAACAGAGATATGGCGCAACGTAAAGTATGAGCTTGTAAGCGTTGAGCACGATACGGTGAGGGAAGTTACAAGACCAAGAAACACTTTGGAGATTGCACCGCCCAAACCAATACCGATGCCCGAAGATAGAATTGACTTGAATGATTATCTTGGAACACCAGATGATGGAACGGATTGGAACTACACTGAGATAAGCGAGGAAGAACAAAAGTATCTTGATGATTTAGGTATATATTGGGATTCGGGAAAAGGATATTGGCGAATGAAGCAATAATCAATTATAGAAGGAGTATAATTCAAACATGGAGTTATGCTCCTTTTAATTTTACAATAATATGAAAAGTCTTTATGTAGATGCAAACAGCCGTACCGTCCAATGTGCACGATTGAGCATTGGGTTAAACGTAAATGCGGCAGGGGTTGTAGCTCAAATAGAGCCCAACCAGTTTATCCGAGTTAAGGCAGTAGGCGGTGATGCCGTTATACGTCAGGAAAACCAGTCAGGTGATGGTGTACTTCTTTCCGAAGGAGAAACTGAATATTTCTTTATTGAATCTCACCTTGAGCTTGTAAGTGGTCAAATCAATGTAATGTATTAAGCCATGCTGAGAATCGGGAAAATAGGCAAGCTCACGAGCCGCCAAAAGCCTAAAAAGGCAAGCACTCCGTAACGCAAAAGAAGTTACCAAAAGTTAAAAGCGAAGTTTTTACCAAAATTCTTCGCTTTTTATTTTGTAGTTTGTAAAATAGTTCCTACCTTTGTAACAGAAACATTAAAATTACAAAGATATGAAAACGGAATCGAAGTATTACATTGACTACATTTACAACAATCCTTCTGGTGCTAACTTCTACTTTCAGTTAGACGTTCTGATGAAGCGATATTGTACGCCAACCCGAATTTAGATTTTGTTAAGATTCGTTGTTGGGAGTTGGGAATAAGCAAAGACGATGTTGTAATATTATGAGAACACGTACTTTCTAATAGTCTTGCTGGTAGCTCTATTCGGGAGCTACCTATATATCAAACTTGTTTGGGGAAGTTTCGGAGCTTTTATGACAGCGTGTTTGATAAAGTCCGCTATCGGAATAGGATGTTTGGTTGTTATATTGTTAACAACGTTGATAATATCAAAAATTAATCGAAAATGAAAATTGTTATGCGAATATTGTATGCTATTGACGGACGTTTTGGAAATAAAGTTCTGAAACCTCAATACAGAAGCTGGTGGAGATTATTTACCTACGGAACGTTGACTGTATTGTTCTTGAGATTTATTATGTTCCCTATATTGGATTGGTGGCAAGGAGTTGTAGATTTTCTAAACTATGTAATTTGGGGATGAAAATCGAAACAGCCGAAAAGGTCATCAAGAAGATGTCTTGGGAAATAACGAAGCAAGAAAGATTCCTTGGACTTGTAGCAAGAGCCAATCAGATGAAGCCCAAAGACCGTGAGAACGTATTGAAGGGAGCTTGTTGGATTGACGGTACAATCGAAACCCAAATCAAGTTTGCGATGGATAAGAGAGCGAGACTGGTGAAGGCACGTTCAATTCTATCGAAACGATATGGAATAGCAATCTATTAACCACATTTGCTGACGATTAACCGAGAGGATGAAAGGAAATATCTTCACGGATAACGAAAGAGGCAGAGCAATCAAATTTTAAGCATCATGGAAGATATTAAACAAAGACAGATTGAACAGCTCCAACGTGACATAAGGATTCTGGAAGAAATTATTTCAGGCAAGATGGAGAATTACACCAGTCATCCAATTCCAGTCCTCAAAGAAGGTTTATCGAAGTACCAATCAGATTTGGCGAGGTTACAAGAAAAACGTTGGGAAAGGGGGGGTATTAAGGGGGGTTCTTCACGAGCGTATGCGAGTGCACGAGGAAACAAGATTTTCAAGATAATTGAATATAGTTTCTTTGGGCACTTTCTTTGATATATAAGGGGGTTCATGAACCAACGTTACTTCTTTCCAGATATAAAACAAAGACGATATGGAAATTGTAAAGAAAATAGCAAAATGGATTCTCCGAGAGGAACTGAACGACCTTCAGACCACCGTGAATAAGCAAGCCCACGAAAAGGTTGAAATGAATAAGCAGATAGCGAGTTTGAGAGAAAGGTTGTTTGGTTCAAGAAAAGTCCTACTATCCCAGACGATGGTAGAATGTATTGTTAAAATGCTACCTGACCCGAACAAAGCAGGTTGTGGTGGTTTAACTTCTTCGGACTTGAAAATGCGAAACATGAATTTTGTAGATGAACTTGGTGGACGACAATATCAACGCTCCGTTCGATTCGTTCAGGCTATCGGAGACGATGAACGCTTACAAGGTTTAACCATAAACATATCCGAATACAATATCAATGTGTTCGTTCCGTTGAGACGGGAGAATGTGAGTTATGAGGTATTTGGAGTACAAACAGCAATAGATACTTACTTTTGGGACTTGTATGGAGCAGGCATACGAATGTTGAGCAACGAAGCCTTTGCAATTAGTTCCGAATTTATCAACGCTCAGCGTAATGTTATGAAAGAATTTAGAGAACAAGGATTGTTATGAAATTAAGCATTTGGCAAGAAGGTCAAGACGATATTCAAGAAAAACTCCGTGAATATCCGAGCCTTCAAGAATACTACAATATGGTAGCAAAGGAGCTTGGTTGTAAAGTTGAAGATATTGTTTGTCTTGCCGTTCACCCTGATAACGAGATGAGCGATGAGGAAGGTTGGCAAGTGGAATCATTCTTTCCAATAGGGGTTGACCCTCAAATCGAGATTATTGATGACGATTATCATACCGATGATTTTGCTGTTGGTAGAGTCATTCGTCTCAAGCATGATGGAATTGTATTCGTGGCTGAAACAAATGCTTCTCCTTGGTTCGTGTATGCTAATCCAAAAGGTATAGAAATATGAAAGTAAGATTAAGCCAGATTGAGGAAGGAAGCGGAAAGCCGATGTTCACCCGAAAGCATAAAGGAACGACAAAGAAGAAGCCTTTGATTGGAGACATAGACGAAGATGATGAAGAGGATTTGGACGATGACTTCAACGACAATGAGGATGAAGGCAAGAAGCGGTTATCAAAAACAATGCTTCACTTCAAAGACGAAGGAATAACCATATCAGCTTGGGACTTACATACCATTGAAACTGATATGCGATTCGTAGAGAAGCCGAAAGCCCACTGGGAGTTTGGAATCACTATCAATAAAGGATTGAATCCCAGTCAGTTTATCAATAAAACCGACCTTTCTATGTGGTATTTAAGCGAGGAAGTAAGGGATGATAAAATGGCAAAAATGCTGGAAATCCTTAAAGTAGAAGGACTCAACGTTATTGAGATATAGAGAACGCAAGTATATAGTGTTTGAATATTGTTTAATTTAACAAATTGTAAAATGAAAAAGTTTGAATTAGTGCAAGCAATTGCCAAGGAAACGGGTTACACCCAAGAAGTAGTAAACAACGTGGTTGATGCAATGCAACCGATTATTGCAAACGCTTGTATCGAAGAAGGCGATGAAGTGAACCTGCCTGAGCTGGGTAAGTTCAAACGACAGGTGTTCACGGCACGTAAAGGACGCAACCCGTTGACGGGCGAAGCTCTTGACATTCCCGAATCACACACCGTTGGCTTCAAGGCTACAACCAAGCTGAAGAAAAGTTATTCAGCCTAAGAAAGCCGCAAAGAAGGGTAAAAAGTAAGCATGCTCCATCAAATGCTTTTTGAGAACTGGGTTTTGGCGAGTTTAAGTCAGCCCAGTTTTCTTTTTGCCCAAAGTTTATAATTCCAGAAGATTAAACAATATTATAATGAAAGCAATAACGGAGAAAGAAAAGTTACCAAAGTTTCTTATTGTGAACGGAGTTCCTGAAACTCAATCTTACAATAAGCATCTTTTGAAGCCTTGGAAGAAAGGTGAACTTGTAAAAGTTGCTCCTTTTGAAGAGCAGGTCAGAAACGATAAGTATGACGACCAATTGAAATACGTCAAGCCAGACAACAATCCTTTGCACTTTCGACAAAAGTATGTAAAGGTTATCCGAAAGGACGACAACGGTGAATGGACTTTGACTTACATAGCAGGATGGGAATATTTTGATATGTTAAAAACTAATAAAAAGAACAAAAAATGAAAATCAGGAGATTTATTTTGAACCGCATCTTGAATTCGAGACAGAGAGAAATGATTTGGGCAGCGTTGCTATTTTCGGCTCACACCTACAAAAGACGTGGGAACATGGAAGGATTTGCCGCTGTAACAAGAGTGTTGGACGAAACTCAACCGATTCTGGGAGTTAAGGAAAGGACTTGGACAAGAGAGGAAGTTGAAGCCTTGATTGAGGAAAGCTCCGAGCACATCAGCCGAAAGATTAACGAGATTGCCCAAGACGCATACAAGAAGGGCGTGCATGCAGGGCGTTCCGAAGCTATCCAAGAAAGAATCAAAGAAGACACCGAACACGCTCATCACATTGAAGAGTTTGCTGATACGCTCCGACCTTTTGGAATCGTCATTGGTGTAAGACGTAGCGAGGATTCCGAAGGACTTCAACCAGGTCATGAGTTCTCAAAGGAGAAATGTGAAGGATGCGAGAACAAAGAAGATTGTGAGCTTTACAATGTGGTTCTCAAAGACGAATTTGAGTCAGCCGAAGGAGAGGACGAAAAGAAAGAGAACGGCACGGAGAAGGCAGAAGAAACCGATGAGCATGCCGATACCGAAGAAGGAAAGACCGAAGGTGAAGACAAACATGAGTAGTCTCCTGTTATTCCATATATAATCCGAATACCGTGGACAAGGTTAATAACTACGTTCACGGTATTTTAATTTAACAAAAGTATGATAACAAGTAATTATATTGTTCACGACTGCGAAACGGGTGGATTGGATTGCGAAAAGAATCCCATTACCCAATATGCTTGCATTATTCTTGACGGTAAGACTTTGAAGGAGCTTGACCGATACGAGACATTTGTAAAACCTTATGCTGATTTGACGATTGAAAAACAAGCTCTTGAAAAGACTATGGTAAGTATGTCTGATATCAAGAATGGAGTTCCTGTCAAGGAGTTCATTGCTACAACTCACGACCTTTGGAAACAATATCAATCAAAGGCGAAATGGGAAGATGCCCGAAGGTTAGTATCAGTTGGGCACAATATACCATTTGACCACCGTATGCTTGAATGGGCATTCCGATATTGCAAGAAAGGAAGTATTTGGAATTTGCTACAAGATAGCTTTATTGATACTATGGTATTAACGAAGATGACTTGGGGAATTAACGGAAATGAAAAGATTACACTTTCAGATGCCGTTCGATATGCCAAGTTGAAGATAACGGATGCTCACGGAGCTATGAATGACGTAGAAGCAACCGCAGACCTTCTACGTTGGTTTATGAAGAAGCTCCGAAGTAAGAAGGGAGAAGCGAGTGTTGAGAAAGAAGTTAAGGAACGTTTGAAAGGTCAGGAGTTCTTTGAGTTTCAATGCGGCGGTAAAACTCCAAAATAAAACTTACCAAAGTTTATATAACAAAATTGTAAATCAAATTGATATGGCACGTGCAACAGTTGATGAAGTAAGAGCTGGATTGGAATTGGCTCTTGAAGAGATTCTAAATGTCCAAAACATGAATGTTTGGATAAGTGTTAAAGATAGACCAATTGGTAAGATTCTTGAAAGCGCAGGAGTTGAGAAGAAATACAACCCATACGTTATGAAGGCTCTTGTTAAATTAGGATTGGTTGAGGAAGAAGGACAGCTTGGCGGTAAGATGTATAAAATCAAGTCCAAAGTCATCCCCGATGTAAAGTATTTGGTTAAGAAGATTCACGAAGAAGCCAAAGCCGAACGGAAATCATATTACACTCCAGTATCGGAGCGAGAGGAAAAGCAATTTGACGGTTATCCTACTTCAAAGCCTTCCGACCTTAAACCAAAACGCCCATACAAGCGCAAAGATGCGCAAAGATGCGCATCAATCCGAATACTCTTCACCAGCTGTTAAAACGACACGACAAGTAATTATACCAAATTTGGGCGATATGAGATTCTTGGTATATGAAAACAATATCGTGGAAGGAAAGATTGTATCACTTCACTTTGGAGAGGACGGCAAGAAAATTATGTATAATATTGAGATAGTTAATACATATTGGATTAAGATGCAGAATGCTCCGAAGGTAGAAATCAAAGAGGACACGAGAGATTATGATGGCGAAGAAGATGACGTTGAACCAACAAAGTATCTTGTATTGAGAGATATGAGCGTGAAAGACTTATTTGAAACACCTGCAATTGCTGCTGAATATCTGGTACGTCATTCAGTCAAATACATTAAGAAGTAACATTATCAAGTATAATAAACAAAATCGTAAACGTTATGTCAGAATTGGAAAAGAAAACAGAAGAAGCTCCGAAGCGTAAACGCAGAACGAAAGCGGAGCTTGAAGAAGCAAAGAAAAACGGCACTTACAAGCCGAGAAAGAAAGTTGTGAAGGAAGAAGTGCCGAACGAGACGAAAGCACCCGAAGAACATGCTGCAAAAGCTCCTATGAAGCCTGAACAGAGTGTTCTTATTATGGCGTGTTTGAATCCGACCGTAGCACAAGCAGCTACGAAAGCAGCCCAAGATGCGGGAGTCAAAGTGGTCATTCTTGAAGACCGAGTTATTCACGATTATTTGGAAGTAAGAGAGGGTGACAAACCTCAAGACCTTTCCGACTTCTTGAATAATGCTTCAAACCGTCTACATGCTGAAGACCAATGCAAGAAACTTTATGCTATTATAACAAAGGGTGGACGCATTGAAGATTCCGTTGGAAAGGTATTCACCGCAAGCGAGGTTGTAAAAGCTACAAACCTGACTCACTCAAAAGCGAGAGCTGTGTTTGACCTTCTCAGAGCGTTCGGACTTATCAAATTCGTCAAAAGAAACTTCCAATTCATGTTTACATTCTCCAACGACCTTCGGAGAAAGACAATAAAGGAAGAAGTATTGGGAATGTTAAGAGTAGTCAACGTTGACATCCAAAGATACCGAGCTTCAATATACAATGACGATTCTTTAACACCAGAGCAAAAACATGAAATGTATAATGGTTTGGCCAAAGATTTGGACGAGGTATTGGAGTTCTAATAATTCATAATATAGTGTGGGAGCTAACAAGGAGCAATCTTTGTTAGCTTTTGCCGTTTTAAGACGTTTGTTTATGTTAGTAGATTCTTCAGGCACTTTGTTACTTCAAACTCCGATGCACCGCTTGGAGTGTTTGAACATAGTTGATGAAATAATAGAAGGACTTGATGAGCGAGGAATCAACGAGCTTTTGGAAGGTTCAGAAGGAGACTTGGATTTTGTAATTGATAATTTAGTCCGAGATACTTTTGAGGTAATGTACACGGGAAAGACCGATATTGATTTTTCTCCGAAATACACCGACCGTCTTTCAGAATCAATTGAGGAAACATTAAGGACAAGAAACCTTACATATTTCATTACTTCGGTTATGCCCGACTTTCAATTGTCTTGGCATCATTTGGAATGGGGGGATTTGGTACACCGATACAGAAAGCTCTGTATTGAAGCAGCACGTGACCATGGTAAATGTGAAGCCATTGGAACGAAAGTTAGGATGTACGATGGGACTATTAAGAAAGTTGAAGATTTGAAAATTGGAGACTTATTAATGGGAGTAGATTCAACGCCAAGAAAAGTTATTTTTCTTAAAAAAGGTGTTGATGAAAATATGTATAGGATTGACCAAAGTAAAGGAGACAGTTATACTGTAAATTCCCGTCACACAGGAACATTCATACAAATAGGAAAGAGGGGTAAAAATTTAGAGGAACATAAAAAGAATATTGTTGATATTGATATTCCAACTCTTTTGTCTTATTCAAATAATTTTCTTTCGGAAAGAATCAGAGGTTTTAAGGTTGCTTGGGAAGCTCCTGAAAGAAAAGTTTTGATTGAGCCTTATTTTTTGGGGTATTGGTTAGGCGATGGAAATTCAAATAATCAAAAGATAACTACAGAAGATGTAGAGGTTGTTCGTTATTTAGAGGAATATGCCGAGCGACTTGATATGACTACTTCAAGGAATGGTTTTATATCGAATATAAGAAGAAAAGTTATATCTTGTAAAACTAAGAATAAACTCAATATTTATCTCAAATGTTATAATTTGATTTACAATAAACATATACCGTATGTTTATTTACATAATTCAAGAAAAGTAAGATTGGAACTTTTAGCTGGGTTGTTAGATTCAGATGGTGATTTATGGTGTAACGGTTATCATTTTAGTAACATCAATAAACAGCTTGTAGAGGATGTAAAGAATTTAGCAGATAGTTTGGGTTTTAGGACTTATATGAGCGGTGGAAATAAATTCAATAAGCAGCTCAAAAGGATGTATGAAAATTGGAATGTCACCATATCAGGAAAAATTGACGAAATACCAGTTAAAATTCCGAGAAAGAATATTGAATATGATTGGTCAAATAAATCTTCAAATAAAGATTGGGGAACAATAGATGGTATAACTCCAAGTGTTGTTTCTTCTATCAAGATAACTAATGTAGGAAAAGGAGAGTATGTTTCAATAACTACTGATGGAGACCATAGATTTTTGCTTGCCGATGGGACGGTAACTCACAATTCTTTCTATTTCTCCAACGCTTATGCAGCTTGGCAATTGTATAAGTATGCCCGACCGAAGGGAACAGTATTTTCAGCCAGACCTACCAAATCAAATTCCAATCGTGGTTATCTCTTTTCGTTTTCCTTGCAACAGTCCGTTGACCTCATGGAGATTCTCAAAGGAACAATTGAGAGCAACGATATATTGCGACAAAGGCTTTTCCCAGATTCAAAACAAAGCGGAGCTTGGGCAAGTACGAATATAGTATGTAAGAACGGAGCGAGATTGACGTGTAAGGGATTCGGGTCATCAGTACGTGGTGCTCACCCGTTCTGGATAGTCGTAGATGACGGCTTAAAAGATAACGTCATATACAGTCAGCTACAAAGGCAGAAAAGCATTGATTATTTCCATTCGGTTATTATGAACATGCTTGTGCCAGGTGGGCAGATTATTGTCGTTGGTACTCCATTCCACGCTTCGGACTTATACGGAGACTTGAAAAGTAAGAAGGGTTGGTTTGTTATTGAATATCCTGCTATCTTTCCAGATGGACGTATTTTATGGCCACAGCGTTGGAGTTTCTTTGACCTTCTTGATAAGAGAGCTTCACAAGGTAACATAATATTTTCCCGTGAGAACTTATGCCGACCTATTACCAATGAGGCTTCTATATTCCCATTGAAGGTTTTAGAACGTTCTTTATTGCGTATGGAAAATTATGTTTTGGTACGCAATCGTGATGACTTCCCGATGAAGTTTAACAAGGTTGTTACGGGTTGTGACTTCGCAATATCGGCAAACGTAGGAAGCGACTACACCGTGTTTACGACTTGGGGAGTTGATGACGAGACGGGAGAACGCTGGTTATTAAACTTCCACCGACAAAAGGGAATGACCTTCAACGAGCAAATGCAAGTTCTACGAGGAATCAACGCAAGATTCCGTCCAGATACGATGATATTGGAACAAAATACCTTCCAACAGATATTCGTACAGGAGAGCGACCGTCAAGGACTTCCAGTGGTTGGTCATACTACGGGAATAGATAAGTATGATTTGAAAACAGGTTGGCCAGGCTTGAGCATAGATTTTGAAAGAGGAAAAATTCACATACCAATTGGAGATGATTATTCAAGAAATGTTAAAGACTTGATTTTTTCTGATTTAGGTTCGGTTGCTTTTACTGATAAAGGACTTGAATCAGTGGGTGAGCACGATGATATTAGTTCTTCTTTCTGGTTAGCTAAACTTGGTGCAAATCTTATAACTACGGGATTTAAGTACACCTTCTTATGATAATTTAGTTCAATCGCTAAACCAGGCAGTTATTAGTAGTTAAATTTTACAAATTATGAAACCAATAGGATTTGTTTATTTAACTACTAATATTGTTAATGGTAAAATATACGTTGGACAATATAAACTCAAAGCGGATAAACGTTTGAATGCTAATTATCTTGGTAGCGGTACTGTTATTGAACAAGCTATAAAGAAATATGGAAGAGAGAATTTCAAACGTAGAATATTGAAGCTATGTTATACGGTTAATCAATTGAATGGTTATGAGACTTACTACACATTGAAGTATAATCCAACTCTTGACCCTAATATAGGATATAACCAAATAATTGGGCCAAATAGAGTTTGTGGAAATAAAAATCCTGCGAGTTATCCGAATGTTAGAAAGAAAATGATTGAAGCTAATAGACGAACAACGTTAAATAAAGAGTATCGAAAGAAGCAAAGTGATATAATGAAGGAATATTTCAAGAATCATGACGCTAATTTCAAAGGTTGTAAACATTCTGAGGAAGCGAAAAGAAAAATTGCGCAATCCAGAATTGGTAAAGCTCCTTGGAATAAGGGCAAACCTTGTAGCGAGGAACAAAAGAGAAAGCAATCAATTGCTATGAAAGGTAGATATGTTGGAAGTAATAATCCTAATTATAAACATAATTAACAAGAAAGAAACAATGAAGAAAAGAGAAGTAAACATTATCATCAAAGGATTCGGAAAACTACCTTTGTATGCTACGGAGAAATCGGCAGGAGCAGATTTGTATGCCGCCAACGCTCAAGCAATAATATTAGAGCCTGGTCAGAGAGCTTTAATACCAACGGGAGTATTTATTGAATTGCCTGAAGATTCCGAAGCACAAATCAGACCAAGAAGTGGTTTGGCGGTAAAGAAAGGCATAACAGTTCTCAACGCTCCTGGCACGATTGATGCCGATTATCAAGGAGAGGTTGGAGTGCCTTTGATAAACTTGGGACAAGAAACGTTCGTTGTTCAAAGGGGTGAAAGAATTGCCCAAATGGTTTTGAACGGTGATGGCGGATTATTCCAAGGAGAATGGAAGGAAGTGAAAGACTTTGAACGTGATTCCGAAAGAGGTGATGGCGGCTTCGGTCACACAGGAATGAAGTAATGGAACAGTTCAGACAATTTACCAACGGCAAAGGCTTATTTATCGGGGTTGACTTCGGTAGAGGTAAAGACTTTGCCGTTGAAACTCAAATACAAAAGCAACCCGATGGTAGCTTGAAGATATTATCAAGTAATATCATTGGGCGTTCGGCAGATATGAGCGAAGAAAGAAAACAACAAATTTGTAAGAGATATGAAAGACTTTGCGAAAATGAAGCCGTTGAGCAAAAATCAACTTGACGACCTTACTGACGGATTGGTAAATGCTATGCGTTATTCCAACCCAGAATTTGAATATCCAGAGTATGACGGAGCGAAGCCAGACGATGGTGTTCCAGCAGAATGGTTTTATCCAATACATAATGGAACAAATTCGTTCTCCGAGCTTACAGCGATACACATGTATGTTACGCAAGAAGCTACTTTTGAGGATATAGGAGAGTTGATGTTGGGAATTGGTATGACCGAAATGAAGCATTATGACAAACTTTCCGACTTCATAAAGAAATTGGGCGGCAAGATTGACCAACGCTTCAACAATTCGGGCGTTACCGTAGGAAAGGACGCAGTTGAGGCTTTGACTATTGCTATCGGAGCTGAAAAGGAAACAATTGCGTTCTATGAAAAGATTCAAACAAGGTTAAAGGAAGTAACGGAAACCAAAACAGTCAAGATAGCTTTTCAGCTTACTTCAAAACTTATAGCCGATGAGGAAGTTCATTTGGAGTTATTGAAAGAAAGATTAAGACTTTTGGCGGACGAAGAAACCTACAAAAGCGTAATTGATGAAGATTGAAAATTTCATATTGAACATTCTCCGAAAGATAGAATCACTGAAAGATGGCATGATAGCATACGCCTATCTGGACGGAAATGCCTTGATGTCTCATACATGGTATTTGGTGTGCCTTAATGACTACGAAATGTATATGAACGATAAAAGGCTCAAGGCTCTTATGAACGCTTGGCACAAGGCAGGAAAAGCATTGGGAATTAAAGTCATTTTTGCATATTGCAATCCGAGCGAGGAAAAGTTGAACGAGTTGGCTGAAAAAGACAACCTATTCTTGAACGTGTGAGCCGTATTGCTATTTTGCGAAGGGAGTAACCTGTGAAGGCTATTCCCTTCTTTTTTTGGTGCCCAAAGTTAAAAAGATAAAATAAATGACAAAAAGTTTTGTAGTTACAAAAATACTCCGTAACTTTGTAACATAAACTTAAATAAATTGGATTATGGCATTCATACCGAGCAAATATCAAAAGACCGTTTACACTTACATCAAGATAGGTAAGGGCAATGCGGTTATTGATGCAGTAGCAGGTTCAGGGAAATCTACTACCATAGTGAATGCGCTCAAACAAATACCGAGCGCAAAGAGAGTTTTGTTTTTGGCTTTCAATAAAGCTATCGTTGAAGAACTGAAAATCAAAATCGGAAATCTACCAAACGTTGATATTAAAACACTTCATAGTTTGGGAGCTTCTATTTGTATGAGGAATTTGAATTGCCAAATACAAGATGATAAGTATAAGATTTGGGTTAATAACGGAGTGAATTATAGCAATCTTGTTCCGACCGTTCCACTTCCAGATGAGCAAATGGGTACGTGGAAGCAAAATATCTTAAAACTTATAGACCTTGGCAGAGTTAATTTAGTAAAGACGAAAGAAGCGTTGGAAGATTTATCATACAAACATGATATAGACCTTCTTGATAACGAAGCCGACCTTGCCTTGAAGGGTATTCAATGGGGAGAGCGAGAAACGGCAACCATTGACTTCACGGATATGATATATTTCCCGAACGTTAAACAATTGAAGATATTCCAATATGATTGGGTATTCATAGACGAGTGCCAAGACTTAAATGCGGCTCAAAGGGAATTGTTCTTGAAATGCGTTAAGCCGAAAGGAAGATTTATTGCGGTGGGAGACCCACGCCAAGCAATATACGGATTCGCTGGAGCGGACGTTGAAAGTTTCAATCTTTTGAAGAAGATTCCGAATACAGTGAAACTTCCACTATCGGTTTGTTATCGTTGTGATGCGGACATTATAAATTTAGCCAAAGAGATAGTGCCTCAAATAGAAGCACGTGATGGTGCACCTTCGGGAGAAGTAAACCGAGATTGTAAGATGGCAGATATTCAAGACGGTGATATGGTGCTTTGTCGTCTTTCAGCTCCTTTGGTTAAGTTGTGCATGAAATATATCGGTTCAGGCGTTAAGGCTTATGTCAAAGGAAGGGATATTGGAACCAACCTTATAAATATGATTAAAAAGACCAATCGCAAGCAGATTAAGGACGTTGAAGAACGTCTCCAGAAGGAGTTATCACGAATAGTAGGAAAAGTGGTTACAAGGCAGAAATGCACTGAGCAAGAAGCGAGAGAAAGCGATGTGTACAAGAACTACGAAGATAAGGTCAAAGCAATCGAAGTCCTTTCAGAAGGATTAACAACCGCAAAAGAGGTAATTGACCGCATTGATACAATATTCTCCGATGGAAATAAATCGGGAATATGCTTGAGCACAATACATAAATCGAAAGGGTTGGAAGCCGACCGAGTATTCATCATATGTGAAGATAAGTTATATTTCAAGCCTTGTATGAATGTTCCTTGGATGGCTGAGCAGGAAAAGAATTTGGTGTATGTAGCTTATACGAGGGCAAAACATTTTCTTGGATTCGTTAAGGATTTTGTAGCATAAAAGTTAAAATTTGGTAAAAATCGAAAAAAGTTGGCAATTTATTTTGCGGTTTGAAAAATAGTCCGTACCTTTGTATCATAATCGAAAAACAAATTGTAAATTAAATCGTAAATTTTTGGAATATGGAAGCAACAAATTTAGACAAGATTAAGACGAAACTTCAAAAGTTAATGCGTTTGTACGAAGGTGTAAAGAAAATCAACTCCGAAGGTGAAGCAAATGCTGCGGCAGCCGCAATTCAACGGCTGCTCACCCAGTACAATCTTACTATGGGTGATGTATCGCAGGAAGAACAAGACCGAGACGTGGTCAAAGAAAATATCATGTCTTGCTATCGTTTCAAGTCAATTGGTGGTGATTGGGAGTTCCGTTTGATGTTCGTAGTTTGTAAGTGGAATTTCTGTAAGGTGTTCCGCTACGGCAAGACGAAAGACAAAAATATGATTTTCTTCGGTAAAGAGGAAAACATGGAAACCGTTAAGTGGTTGTACAATATGCTTTGTGAACGTTTTGTTTCTTTCGGGAAAGCGAGATACAAAGAGTATCAAGAAACTGAAGATTACTTGGTGAAGCCTATCGGACTTGACACCTACCTTCGGAGATACCTTGAAGGATGCGCAAAAGGACTTGACGCAAAATTCCAAGAGGAAGCCGACCGTGAGAAAATCCAAAACGAAGATAAAGACTATTCAGCCAAAGTAACAGCGTTGGTAGTTCGGAACGGAGCAGAGATTGATAAGTATGTAGGCGAAAAGTTTGGCGGTTATCAGAAGGGCAGAGCGATGCCGAGTGCTAAAAGAGATTCATGTTTCGCATACGGATTCAAAGATGGTAAGAATACTCAAATCAACAAACAAGTTGGAGAGTCAACCAGAGAACAAGCAAGTAAAGTTAAGTTGCTCAAATAATCCAAATATTTAAGTTGAGAAGCGTGGGGCAGTTCCTTCGGGGATTAGTCCCACGGTTTATTTAAGAAAAGATTAAAAGACATGAATATACTTTTTGACGGGAATTACTTATTCCACAAAACGTTCTCCGTGTTCTCAACCTATTACAAAGGTCAAGATATGGGAGAAGTTCTTCAAGACAAGGAGAAGCAGCAGGTGCTATTGAGAAAGTGCATAATTGATATGTGCTTTGCTTTATCGAAGTTCCGAGATATAAAGCGAGTTGCGTTTGTAATAGATTCATCAAGCTGGCGTTACAGCATATACGATGATTACAAGTACGCATTGACGAGAGTGAGAGACCCATTTTACAAGCATTTTCTGACGTGTTTAGATATGTTTGAGGCTCTTTTACGAAAGAAAGGAATAATCGTTAGTAGAGTCATGGGAGCAGAAGGAGATGACCTGCTATATGTATGGTCAATTTACTTCGGATATATTCTTGACGAGCCGTTGGTGATTGTAACGGGTGATTCCGATATTCGTCAAATAATGAATAAGAATGTAGCGTTGTTCAATAACAATTCAAAGAATCTGAGGATGTATTGCATTCCAGACCGAGAAGTGTTTTGGAACGAATACATGGAAACCGATGTTCAGGTTGTAGCTACAAAGCCGTTTGAAGTTCTTCTGTATAAAGTAATAATGGGCGACACTTCGGACAATATACCGAAGCTCAAAAAGGGATTCGGTGATAAGGCTTTTGAGAAATTCATAGCAAGCATATCTCCGTACCGAGAGCCGAAGGATGTTGATTTGGTTAGCATGGCTCAATGGATTGCTGGACGTTTCTCCGAGTTCTCTGGAATGAAGTACGAAGAAGTATTGGGACAAGTATTGTTTAATCTTAAAATGACTTGGTTAAACTTGTCTGTTTATAATGAAACCGACTATTACACCCAGAATGGCAAGAGCCTTCTTGAAAACATGCTTGACGATGTGAACGCCAACAAGAACAATTACAAGTATAATAAGGCGTACACATTAGAAGATTTTTATGGTTCGTTAATTAAATAAAGAGACAATGAAAAAGAAAACAATCATTTTGATTGCGGTTATTGTAGCCGTAGTTATCGGAGTTTTGGTGTATATGCACTACACTCCTGTTTGGGTGTCTATCTCAAACGTAATTTGCGGAGCTGCTGGCGTTGTTGTAGGCTGGATTGCTCATGTGTTGTACAACAAATATATCAAAGAATAAAATTATGGGAAACGAGATTCATGATGCAATTCACGGAGCGAGAGCCGAAAGACTGAATTTGATTTACAAAAGTTTCGGGAGCGAACGACCGAATCAGGACACAATTCAGAAGGGAGAAGACAATGAGAATCCCTTTGATAAGGCAGCTCAAGAAGCGGATTTGGAAAAGTCCGATGTGATGAACGCTATTCAATATGGCGGTGACATTAAGGTAGCAAAGACGGGAAAGGAAATCAAGAAACAGGTAACTGATATTTTGATTCCAGAACTCAACGCTCAACTTGCTACCAAAAAGAAAGAAGCAAACGAGTGTTTGAAGTCTTGTGGTCAAGCTCCTACGAAGGACGTGAACCCGTGGTGGACTGACGACCTGCGTGTTGAAGTTCCTTACAAGGTGTACGATTGGGAAGAAATGAGCGTTAAGTCAACCGATGACCGTGTTGTTGATACTCTTTCCGCTGAACATTCAGCCGATATGGAGAAGAAATATAACTACGCAAAAACGGCAGACGAAGTTGCTGCGAGAAGGGAATATAATGACTGTGTTCGTGCGGTATGTAACATTTTGGTAGATTTGGAAGCGTGTCGAATTTGCCAAAGTCTCAAGGATGCTACCGAGTATGAATTGACTCCGAAGCAATTCGCAACATTCCGCTTTTAACAGAAAGGACGGTGTTTTGAAGACAAAGAAAGCTCTGGGCTGCGAAGTTCGGAGCTTCTTTATTTTTCCAGAGTTAATAAGGGAAAAAGTTTATATTATGCCATCACAGAATACAGACCCAAAAGTTTGGAAATATTTCAAGACAGGAGACATTGTGAGAGATTCCGATGATAGTGTCTGGGGAAAGACCAAATTTGAAATAACTTTCTTTCATGGTAATTGGTACTGCCCCATGGTATCTACAAACATCTGCGGTAAGTTCTACCCCAGCGGAAATCCTCAACGTTGTAATTTAGATGTACGAGAAGCAAAGTTAATATCAGCACCACGCAGACCGTTCCGAAAGATGCCGAAGAAGGTTTTGATAAAACTAATGGGCAAGGGGAACGTTGAAGCTAAGCGAGAATTTATGATGAGATTAAATACAAAAACTTTATAAAGTATGTTTGAGAACGCAGCATGGTACGACAAGTTACCTGATGAAAACTTGGAAGTGTACGAGCCTCATTTGAGATTGTTCTTTGAGACTATGTACGAAAGACAAATGATTTGGAAACGTAGATTCATTGAGAAGAAAGAAAGACCTTGGACAGATAACAAGATATTTCAAGAATCGAAGTTTACCAACGTATATCGGGAATTGGACAGAAATAGTCAATGGCAAATCAAAAACATTCTTCTTGACGATTCTTTGACTTTGAAGAATCTTATTTGGAAGATGATGGTTTTCCGTTTCTTTAATAATCCTGAAACGTTTATGTTCGAGCCGAAAGGAAAGACCTTACAACCGAGTTTATTTGGAGCACCTGTAAAGTCAGGACTTAAACAAGCTCAATCGAAAGACGAATTGATTGCGGCAACTAAATGGAAGAACGGCATACCAGACTATGACGAATATGATGAGGACGAGTTCAGCCGATTCATTGCGGGCGTTCGTAGTTCGGGGCAGAATCCTTACACAACCGCCTACTTGATAAACTCTCAAGCCACTCCTGGTCAACCGAGAGATTATTGCTATACAAGGGTTGTTATTCCTCATCTCCATAAGAACATGGATAAGCTCATTGCTAAGGTAATTACAGCGAAGAAGCCAGAAGAGATTATTGAGTACTTGAAAACGTTCCCTGCGGTGGCGGATTTTATTGCTCATGAGTTCTATCAGGACTTCACATATATACCGAGATATACCAACCGTAAATTTATGAAGTTTGACCAAAACGACTTCACGAACGTTGGGCCAGGTTGTAGTATAGGCATACGCCTTATTTATCCGAGCTTGAAAACTGTAAGAGAGCAAAAACAAGCTATCTACTGGTTGAAGGAAGCAGCAACCAAATGGCTTGAGAAAATTGGTAAAGAGAAGGGTGAGCCGTTTCCGTATCTTGATTGGGACAAAGAGAGGGGAGAATATTACACTTTCAGTCGCCAAGAGTATGAGGAAGATGAATTGAACCGTGATGTGCTATATACTGAAATAACCCTTCACCAGATTGAGATGTGGTTATGCGAGTTCCAGAAATATTGGAAGATGATTATTGGAGAAGGCAAACAGCGTTCAAAATTCGTTCCGAGAAGTAAAACCATAATAAAGAAATAAGCCTATGTATGCGAAGAAGCTAACAGCTATGAAAGAGCCGTTGGAGATTGATTTACAACTTGCCGCAGCTGAAATTGATACTTCCGTACCGAGAATGAAATATCTGTCGAATACGGTCATGGAAACTGCATTTGACGTAGAAGCATTCAAACTGTTATGGGAAGACATACGCACCAACGCTCCTGAAATTACGAGCCTTGATGGAAATACCGTTTTGGTAGAGTATCTTGAAGAATCCATAATCATTCATGAGAGTTTGGAGAACAAATACATTATATTCGACTCATCAATAACTCACAAGGTTGAGGAAGCACTTAACAGTTATAAGGAAGTAAATTGATTTTACAAACTTTTAATACGTTAAGAAATGAGAGATTATGTATTTGTAAACAAAGACACCCAAGCAAAGGCGACCTTGCGTACAGACATAATTGATGGAAACGAAAGATTTACCATCATGTGGCTGGAAGGTGTACAAGGAACGGAATTTGAAAAGATTATGCCGTTCAAACCTGGCACTGTTATTACCAAGAAAGAAATGGAAGAGTGGTTTGAAACTTTCCAAGGTATTCTTGACGGGTATATTTACGGTGGTGAGCAAGTAGTTCTTATGGGAGCTGAAACGTTTGACCTGACCATTACTCCGACTATCACTGGAGCGACCTCATGCCAGCTTACACTTTCGGGAACGAAGGAAGGAGCAGAGCCGATTCAGGACACTGTTACGGTTAATACGGGTGAGGCGAAAGTTCTCAAAATCATTGATGGTTGGGAGTATAAAATCACCCTTCCTACGGGAACAATTACCAGCGGAGACCCAGGCACATGGACAGCCGATGCCAACAAAGCGGTTGCGTTGGCTATTACTATTGAGCCGTGATAACAATAATTTCTGCTCAGTAAGAAGAAGGAGACAAAAATCAAAATTGTCTCCTTTCTTTTTGTTCACATGTTTAACAGTTATAGATACTCAAAAAGAAAATATAAATTGTATAACAGATATGGCGGAATTATGGCAACAATTGGACGCTATTGATTTAGCAAACGCCAAGTTGCGGGTTAAGAAAATGAGGACGATTGAAAAGGCAATTCGCTCCGATTCTCCTGATGATATACTACGAGCACAGAGAGCTTTGAGTAACATTCAAGCAAGAGATGAACAGACAATTGGCCCAAAGGCGTATTTCATTGACCCACTTGAATTCAATTCAAACTTGGGTTACAAAGACAAGTCATTTTCTTTGACGTACACTACGTTGAAGCGAATGTCTAAAACTCCCATTATCAATTCCATCATAAAGACAAGGAAGAATCAAGTAGCAGACTTCGCAGAGCCTCAAGAGAATAAATATCAAACGGGGTTTGTTATCCGAAAGAAGCCGAAGGGTGGAACTGAGCAGAAGATGGATAACAAAGACAAGAAGATTGCTTTTGCTATTACTGATTTTCTTCTGAAAGGCGGTAACGTAGGAGAATGGGAACATGATGACTTCGACACCTTTATCAGAAAGATTGTAGAGGATTCCTTGACTTATGACCAAATGACCTTTGAGATTATGCGCAATCGAAGGGGGCAAGTAGAATCGTTCATTGCAACTGATGCGGCAACATTCCGCATGGCCAACTCCTATTTTGCAAAAGACTATGACACTGCGTATTTCAAAAAAGACAAAGGACTTTGGGGAATAGATAAGGAAGATTATGGGCCAAAAATCAAGGGTTACTATCCTGCTTATGTTCAGGTTTACCAAAACATAAAGGTTGGAGAGTTTTATCCATGGGAGCTTTGTTTTGGAGTTCGCAATCCTTCTACTTCTATTTTTGCGAATGGTTACGGATGTTCAGAACTTGAAGAGCTTATCAACGTTGTAACATCCATGCTCTGGGGAGACGAATACAACCGAAGATTTTTCAGCCAGGGTTCAGCTCCGAAGGGAATGTTGAGAGTGAAAGGAACGGTAAACGAAGCAGCACTACAACAGTTCAAACAGCAATGGCAGTCTATGATTACGGGAGTTATGCAAGCATGGAAAACTCCTGTGGTAAATCAAGACGTTGAATGGATTGACCTTCAAAAGAACAACCGTGATATGGAATACACGGCTTGGATGGAATATCTCATTAAGATTGCTTGTGCTATATATAATATTGACCCTGTTGAGATAGGTTGGGACATCAGCCGTTCTTCGGGCGGTGGCGGACTTTTTGAAGGAAGTCAAGAACAAAGGCTTCAACACTCCAAAGACAAAGGTTTATATCCATTACTAAAATTCCTTCAAAGGAAAATCAATAAGTACATCATTGAGCAAATTCATCCAGACTTTGAGATTGTATTTATGGGCTTGAATGGTATGACTATTGAGCAAGAACTTGAAATGGATATCAAGAAAGTTCAGCATTTTGCTACAATAAATGAAATACGGGAGAAATACGAGATGAAGCCTTTGGATGATGGAGACATTATTGAAAGCACCGTATATATGCAAGCACGTAATGCAGCAGCTGGTTTGGGCGGTATGCCAGGTCAAGGGAATCCGAATCAACCTCAATCGGGCGTTCCTACTCCTGATGGAGAGGAAGAACAAGCAGAGGAACAGAATCCATTTGATTTATATGCCGAAGGAGACGAGGAAGAAACCGAAGATGGGGACGACACTGAAAAGGCAGAAAATTCGTTTGTAAAGGCTTTTGATAGTTTCATGGAAAAAGAATTAAACAAATAATAGTTATGGCAGGTAGCAAAAATTTAGGACAAGTGGCGGGTATCTACGTTGGTACCACGCCACCTGAAAATATCAAAATGATATGGTGGGATAGCACTTCCAGCCAACAGTGTCATAAAGTCTATGACTACAATCTAAAACAATGGGTAATACTTAATCAAGGTATTCTTTCAACCATTACTTATACGGAGCTGCGAAATATAGCTTTGACGGTTGGGTTATCTCTTGGTAAGTTCTATGTTGTTACGGATAAAGGAAATGTGCTTGCTCTATCCATTACCAGAACAAAAGTACAATATGTGGATATTTCGGGAAACCTTTTGGTTGACGATTTGGGTTCAAATATCCAATATTATGTATCTTCAAACAATCTTACCATAGATGGTGAGACGGGAGTATTCAACCAAGAAAGCACGAAGCTGAATTTCAATTTCGTTGAAGCCGTTCCGAACATAGATACAGCGTACATCTACGGTAAAGATAGAACTTCATCAAGTTCTTCGGTCATGCGTTTGATTAAGTTCAAGTTGAGTTCCCTTATCTCAACCGTAACGGGAAATGCTTTGACTTGGAACTCTGGATTGTATTTCAATTTCAATCAAACTCTTTTAGATTTGGGAGACAAGAAAGGCGGTGTTGTTCTTTTTGATACCTACACGAAGGAACAAGAAGTTCAAGACCAATCTATTGAGAACATAGCAAACAATTATAACGCTCTTGTTTCGCAAGTGAACGCTCTTGTCACGTCAGCGACTTCGGACGTCAATATAATGAATAAAAAGATAACGGCATTACAGACGGGTGGAGAGCCTATTGATGCCGCAGCAGGTGATACTCTGTACACCGTCTTATCGAAGTTCCAGAGATACATAAACAAGTTCAAATACGCCACTGGAATCAGCATTAGCAAGAACTTCAAGGAAGCTACCGACCCAGAGTACATAAATAATAATGACACTGTGGAATCGGCATTCTCAAAGGTTCAATATTGGTTGAAGAATATTTATAGCACTTTGTCGCTATCGAAGGACTTCAAACCAGCAACTGACCCGTCATATGGTACTCCGATTCCTGAATGTGCTCCGCTTGACCCAATTGAAACTGCTATATCAAAACTTCAAGGAGTTCTGAATGATATTGGGACGATTACGGACGGCAATATAAAATCTAAACAACAAGCCGTTAATTCAAGTGGTCAAAATCGGGGAAACCGAATGGAGATAAATTTGAATCAAGGCTCTATTGCTATAAAAGCAGACCAATATGGCGGTGGAAGTACGGCTGCTGATGTTACCATAGACACTTCGGGATTCAGTGCTTACAGTCAAGCAGCTGGGAAATCTGCTCAATTAAATATGGATGGGTTATATACCAACGGTGGCGGTCAAACAAACGGCTATCCATACAACGGACACGCTTCAGCTAATATATTTATGACAGGAAATTACGGTTCAGAATATCCTACATTGTTGGGAGATTGGATTGCTGGATTGTATGCTTGGTCAAATAATAACTCTACGTCAGCATATCCTTATGCAGATTACGGAGCTTATATTGAAAAGTTATGTGCAGCAGGACTGATTCTTGCTTGTCGTAGGTTAAGTGATTCTGATTCTGGATTGACTCTTGGTAATTTTAATTGCTATATTTCTTGTTATAACCAAAATGAGAATATAACAATTAATCTTCCACCGAAACCGCAAGCAGGACAGTGTTTATGGATTAGACAGGTTAATCCGAACGGTTGTGTAATAAATGGTAATGGAAAAAACATTGTAAGAAATGCAAATGAATCGGGCGGTGCATCAAGTGTTACAGTATCGGAAAGAGGTGCTTTGTATTTCCTTTGTTTTGATGGGCAATTTTGGATGATGAATAAGCAAAATAATTAATATTATGGAACAGAAAGTAAAAATTTTGAGCAAGTATTCGATTGATGCAATTGATTACGATTTTGAGAAAAAGAAAGCCGAAGCGAGAATGAAAGACCGCATTGAGGCTTTGGGCGTTGACCTTGCCGAAGTTAAGAAGATAAACGCCAAGAAAAAGAAAACCGAAGAAGATGAATTGATTCTTGCTTCGGTTGTGGAAATTGAGAAGGAATATTCAACCCGTATAGATGAAATAAATCAATACAAAGAGTTGATTGTTCCACCCGTTCCCGAAACTACCGACCTTGACCAAGCTGTTCCGTATTACGAAGAAAAGGACGGCAAAGTTGAGATGCTTTGGGAAGTTACTTTGAATGAACCTACCAGAGTTGCTGAAAAAATAGATTCTTTGAAGAAGTCTCTTTCAGATAGCGATTACAAAGTAACAAAGTGTTATGAGGCAAGTCTCTTGAAAAAAGAACTACCTTATGATTTAGAAACTCTTTCGGAAGAAAGGAACAAAATGCGTGAAGAAATTAACCGTTTGGAAACATTACTGCCGAGTGATGTGAAGACTGTCAAACTTTAATAAGACAATCTCATGTGCAAGATAGTTTATTTAACGTCCAGACGTTTCGATGAGCCTTCAAACAAATTCAAGAAGGCTCTTGCGGACGAATTAAGAAAGCGAAATGTTGAAGTTGTGGTAGATAGTTCGTATGACTTCTTTAATTACTTTCGCAAGCATAAAACGTATGGAATAGCACTTGCGTTCGACTTTTACCGAGACGGGAAAGAAGGATGCGGACTGACGTTGAATAAAAATTGTTCTGCCATTGGGAGAGACTTTGCCTACAATCTGTCGAATGAATATGATATAACAACTCCGAGAATACATTGGCGAGATTTTAAGTATGTCAATTCAGACGACAGAGAGTGGTACAAGTTTTTCAATAAAGTCAGCTCAACAACAAAGGCAATATTTTATCTATGCACTTATACCAATGAAAGCGATTGGAACGCTTTTTCCGTGGCATTTGAAAATATCATAAAATTATTTGCTGATGAGATAGTTCGTTGTTTACGCTCTGAATATGATACAGAGGACTATCGCAAGAGGGTGAAAAGAGCAAAATTACGAACCAATAAAGTAAATAAATAACGCCATGGAGTGGTCATCAATAATTTCGCTAATATTCGGTGCGGGCGGTATCGGGTATGCTATAATAGCGAGAATCTTGGACAGGCGAAAGTATGAGCAAGAAGTTCGCAATGCACAAGCAGAAGCTGACTTGAAAGGAGACGATTTTTGGAAGAAGCGTTATGATGTTCTCCAATGCGAGGTTCAAAGTAAGGATGTCTGGTGGAAGGAACGCTATGATACATTATACAAAGAATTTCAACAAGAAAGGCAATTGAATAATGAAATAGTGAAATCCTTCCGTACAGAGTTAAATGAAATGAGAAGCGATTACGAGAAGCAACGAGAGCTTGACAAACAAAAATATGAAAAGCTATTGGAGCAATATCGTAAATTCGAGGAAGAAAGTCAACAACAGGAAAACGAATATAAACAACGTATTTCTCAGCTTGAGAATTTGGTTGCGAAGTATGAAAAAAGATTGATGTAATGAACAAGAGTATAACCATATCAGTAGGCGGTATCATAGCAATAGCCATTGCTGTATTTATCGGTTATCTTTGGGGGCAATCAAACGTGACCATTCCAGAGGCAGAAATAAAAGAAGTTGTAAAATGGGAGAAAGAGCCGTATGCGGTTCATGATACTATTTATGAGCCAAAACCATATCGGGTTGAAGTTCCCGTTGACCGACCTGTTTTTATTCCGACCGATACCGCAGCACTGTTTGCGGTTTGGTGCGATTATTACTTGAAAAGAGATTACAAATTGGACTTCTCTAATGATACGCTGGGAACGTTCATAGTAAATGCGTCTATCCAAGAAAATAAGCTGCTTTCTGCCACTTCTACGGTTCAACCTGTAAGGAAGGTCATAGAAAGGGAGAAAACTGTTTATAAAGTGCCCGCAATGCAACCTTGGGTTATGATAGGAACGTCACCAACGTTGAATACTCAAAAGATTCAATTTGGTTTGGATATAAAGAACAAGTACATCTTCGGAGCTTCGGGAATACGTTTGGATGATAAATATGGTTATACATTAGATTTTGGAATTAAGTTTTAACAAATAGAGCGATTATGAACAACAAGAAGGAAGTTGTAAAGAATAATCATTTCATTCCTTCTCCGTTTCCAGCTGTTACCGCTTATGAGAATGAATTTGTAAAAGTGTGGAACAATAATACGGCTGAGGCAGTTGCAGAGGTTTTGAAATATATGGCCAAAGCTACTGCCTTCGCTATTAAAGAAACGAAGGAGACAAAGAAATGATATTCAATCAGGCACAGATTCAAGATATGCTATCAATACTCAAAAGGTATGAGTTGTTGTTTATAGCAGGACAGTTGGGATTGGATTTTCTTTCTCAATCGGATAAGGATATTTTGATTGCCGCAGGGGTGGACTTGGATAAGTTCAAAAACCAAAAAGGAATAATTGAACATGCCTTTCTTTTCGGAATCCTTGCTGAAGCTATCGGAGACAAGAGAGCTCAAAATATGACTTATGCTCAATTCAAGAAGTTTCTTGCTTCGGGAAATTTCATACCATTGACCGAAGAAGAAGAATTTGCCTTGCAAACTTTGAAGAATCGAGCATACACCGATATTACGAGTTTGGGAAGTAGAATGAGAACGGGGTTGAGCAATAACATTTTGCGTAACAACCAACAGCAATCCGTTTTAGTTCAACAGATGATTAAGCAGAAAGCCATTAAAGCAGCCGAGCTACGAGTTGGAGCGAGAGGATTAGCAGCAGACCTTGCTGAAACCTCAAAGGATTGGGAAGTAGATTGGTTGAGAATTGCGTACTATCTTACTCATGAAGCATTCAATTCAGGAAGGGCGCAAAGTATATTGAAGAATCACGGAGCTGATGCTGAGGTTTATTTCGATGTTTACGAGGGTGCTTGTAAGCATTGTCGTGAACTTCTTTTAACTGACCCAGAGGACGTAAATAGCGAGCCAATTGTATTTAAGCTCAAGGACATTATAGCAAACGGCAATAATATTGGGAGAAAGGTTGCTGAATGGAAAGCTACCATATCACCTATCCATCCATATTGTCGTTGTACTATTAATCATAAAAAGAAGGGTTTTGCTTGGAATCCTGACCTGCGTGCTTTCACAACTCCTATAAAGAAAGTATCTAAAAATCCAAAGTTAAAGAATGTAAAGTTAAACATAAAAGTTTCAAAGTAGTATTATGGCTAAAAAGAAAATTGTACAACAGCCACCGTTCACGGTTTTAGTAGAGCCGACCGAAGGCTGTAATTTGGGGTGTTCATTTTGTGGGTTAAGAGGTATGCGTGAAAAAGGAACGAAGCCTTGGAATCATATGAGCACTAAAACTGCAAAGCGTATTGCGACCGAAATAGCGAAAGCTGGTTGGAATAGCAAAATTGTATTCGCTCAACATGGAGAGCCAACGTTGAATCCGAAAATCTTTGAGATTGTAAAGATATTCCGAGAAGCGTTGCCGAGTAGTATTTTTCATATGTACACAAATGGTTATGCGGCAAACCGAGCCGAAGACACCGAAGCGTATGTGAGCGAGTTGTTTGCGTCTGGAATTAATAATCTTATCGTGGATTGCTATACAGACGAAGGAGATTGGAACTTCATCAATAAGTTGGAGAAGGAAAATTGGAATATTGAATTTTATACCAAAGGAGTTCCGTTGTACACTAATAATCGAAAGCCGAGAATCTTGTTGCTTCCACCGATTAAGACCGACCATAAAATAACAAGGAAACTTGCTAACCATTGCGGAGCTGCTGCACCTTTGGATAAGTCTTATAACAATAAGCGTTGCGCCATGCCATTCCGTGAGTTAGCATTCCGATACGATGGCAACGTTTCTTTATGTTGCGATGACTTTCGTGGGGAATATCCGATTGCTAATATTAATGATATGGGAATCGTTGAACTTTGGAATCACGAACGTTTTCAGGCAGCGAGGATTATGTTGTATAATTATAGCCGTAATTTCAGACCATGCAGCGGTTGTACCAACATTAGTATGCGTGTAGGATTCCTGCCTGATAGTTCGGGTCAAGAGAGCCTTCCAGAGATTACTCCAGAAATTAAGAAGTTAGCACAAAGTGTGCACAAAGTGTGCACAAAGATGGCTTTTTGTCTCCTATAATTATCAGAAGGAAATGGGAAAAATAAAGCAAAAATATATCATAATTGCGCCGCACTCTGACGATGCTCTTTTTTGTTGTTCTCACGTCTTGTTCTTTCCCGAATATGAAGTTCAGGTTTTGACTGTAGAGAATGACGAGAAACGAGTATCAGAAGATGCGAAGCTATTTGAGTTCTTAAACATTCCCTTTCATCATTTGGAGCTTGATTTCAAGGATGAAAGTTACTACGGATATAATAAGGCATACCCGAAGGGAATCACCTTGGAGCATGCTTATAAATATCTGAATGAATACTTCGGGCGTGAGACTTTGAGCGAGATAGAGGACACGTTGATTGAATGGGTAAGAAAGTTTTTGAAGAAAAACAAAGGGTATAAGATTCTTGCACCTTGGGGAGTTGGACACCCTTTTCACTTCTTTGTTCGGGAAACTCTTCAATCTGGATTCTCCGATATGTACTATTATCGGGAATTTCCTCATTCATACAAAAGACGTTCTCAAGAACAAGTTGAAGAACAAAAGAAAGATTGGTATTTGGAACGTTCAGTACCAGTGGAAGAGTTTGCTGATATTAAGTGGAAATTAGCATCCAAGTTCTATCGTTCTCAATCGGGTTTACTCTTTTACGAACAGGGTTATATAAAGAAAAACCTGCCTGAAGAAATATGGCGAAGATATGATTCAGACTTACCATTTTAAGGATTATGAGAATACTTATAGCAGATTTTGAGATTGCTAAATACGGTGGAATCGTGGAGCATGTAACAGCGAAGGTCAAGGCATTAAAAGCTCTTGGCCACGTTGTCGATATAGCTCAATTGTCCGCTGCCGCAACAACTCAAAAAACTTATGATAACAAAGTGAAGAAATTTGAGGATGGTACTTTCAGCGAAGGCTTGAAGGTTAATTCTCAAAATGGCGGTTATGAATACGATGAAGCAACTGGATATTGGAAGAATAATTATTATGGCTTCTTTCTTCCACCCAGCAACCGTATCGGAGTATTTGAAAAGAACGCTTTGGAGAGATGGCATAATCTTGTTGAGAATTTCGATTTGATTATGTGGAACTTTATGCCTACGAAGTCAAGTGCTTGGGGAAAGGGTGATTTTTCTTTTTGGTGGAAGTTCTATGACCTTCCGACCGATAAGATAAAACAAATATTCATTGCTCACGATGCTTATTTTGATGTACGTGCCTCAAATGTTACCGCTTTAAGGGAGAAGATATTGTTTATAGAATGTGCTCATATTGCTGCGTATCGTTGTTGCGAGCATCTGGGAATACCAAGAACGTTATTGTTGAATCCGAGATACCTTGAAGAAGGAGCGAGAATGCCAATCAAGATGATGCAGAAGCGTGAAATTGACTTCTTTGCTGCTCATATATTCAAGTCTATGAAACACGTTGACGACCTTATCAGAGCCGTACCGCATTTCAATCGAAAATCGGAATACTCCGTACAGATAGCAGGTTCAGGAATAGAACAAGCCTATATGGTAGCTCCTACGAAATGTAAAGAGCCATACAAGGTAAGCAGAAAGCGTGACCCAGATATTGATTCAGAATATCTTGGACAAAAGATTTGGGATGTAGCGGAACAATATGGTATGGAATATCTTGGTCAGATAAGTTCTGAAGAAGTAAACCGAAAGTTGAGGAACGCTAAATTTGCGATTGACCCAAGTTGGGCTGCTCATTATTCTCAATATTGTCGTACCCATATAAACGGCTTTATTATCGAAGCTATGTTGAATGGGTGTTATCCTGTTTTGCGTGATTATAGAGGACTGATGAAGGGCGTGGACGAGGATTTATATGACCCGTTGTTTGAAAACATCAACGCAATCATTATTCCATGGAACGCTACACCGAAGGAATTTGCGAAGGCTTTGAAAAAAGCCGAGAGAATGAGCCCAGCCAAATATCTGAAAGATACCAGAGAGAATTTTGCGTTGGTTCATGAATTATTCAATGCAAAGAATAACATGAAAGAAGTCATTCGACTTGTTAAGGGTGGAAAGAAACTTGTAAATAAAGAGCTTGAAAAAGGTAAAGATTCACCAACGGTCAAGAAAATTACAAAAGAGATAATGGAAGATTTTTACCATATTGATTTACCGATTGAGTGGGAGACTGATTAAGCCCAGTTATTATCTAACCATATGTAACGATAAATCATAATGTTTAATAATCGTAAAATATGGACGAAATTAAAAAAGCACGCCAAGTAGGCGACCAACACCCATCAAAGCCTTGGGTGTGGACGGAGTACAAGCCTGGCAAGTTTGATTGGAGACCTATTAAGGGAAAGAAGGCAACAACGGCTTCTTCTGACGGTTCAGGAGATGACGATGATAATGCTGGAGCTACCAAGAAAACTCCGTCAAAGCCTTCTGCCGCACAAGTAGCAGGAGCGAAGGCGAAAGCAGGCAAACCGATGGATTCACAGAAGTTGGTAACTTGGGCTGCCCAGACTTCTGACGATAATCTTTTGAAGGTTGCGAACAGTAAGAACGGGAACGCTCAAATGCGAATGATTGCGTACAAGCAATTGGAAAGCAGAGGGTTTGACATGACACAAGTTGATACTTCGGGAACACTTGGTCAGCTTATGAAAATGACTGGTAAAGGAAGTCCGAAAGCCTCATCAACGGGAGATGACGATGAGGTTGATGTAGCCGACACAAACGAAGAAGCGGACGTTGATATTGATGACGATTCCGATGGCGGAACAGACGGTGTCAAAATTACCGAAAAGTGGTATTTGGACAAAAATGACGACCGTGTCAAAAAGATGTTCAATCTGAAAACAAAAGAAGGACGTATCAAATACGACCAGTTTGTTTATCGGATGAAGAAAAAAGAGAAGGATTACAAAGACCCAGTTGAAGTAGTTCAGGACTTGAACGAACAATATTTGGAGTTCCTTGATAACGATGAACAACGGTTCATGATTTCAGCAGGTGGAGCTGGTATTGGTAAATCATACGGCTTCAATAAAATGGCTGAACTCCTTAATATGAAACCGTTCGAGGAAGGAGACTCACCAGGGGATGGAGATTATGACATTTTTGAAGCTCCTGACGTTAATAGCGGAAAGCAGTTGTTGAATATTCTCAAAGCCCATAACGGTAAAATCATTGTATTTGATGATAACGATAAGGTGTTGAAGAGAGCCGACTGCGCAAGCGTTATGAAAAAGGCTACTGCTACAACGGGCAGACGTATCGTTGGCGACCCAGATGATATCAAACAAAACTTTGAATTCACTGGACGTATTATCATTATGACAAACAAAGACCTTTCGCAGTTATCCGAGAACGAAGACACGAAAGCGATTATCAGCCGTGCTATGATGGTATCGGAAATTTATATGACCGTACCAGAGACAATCGAAGTGATGGAGAGCCGTTACCAAGATTATGAGTTCAAGCAAGCTCCGAGACTTGATGATGAAGCAGAGGATAAGAAAGAGCGTGATGAGATTTTGAACCTTATCAAGAAAAATCAAAAGAACATTGACCCTGCTCAATTTACAACCCGTACCTTCCAAGAAATTCTGGTAAATAAGAGAAAGGTTGACAATGCGAACGAAAAGCGTTCTAATCCAGCGTTTGCCGCTCTTATTGGTACAAAGAATAAAGATTGGAAAGAAGTCGCATTGGGAGTTTTGACGAAAGCTGCTATGAGTGATTTTGGAAGTAGCTCCGATGATGAGTTTGAGAAAGCCGAAGAAATCATATTCAGCGATGACTTTGAAAAAGGAGATTCCGCTGATGATGGGGTTGATTATACCGTAGATGATTATGACGATGAAGAAGAAATGGATGAAGTTACAAAAGCTGAATTACTTCTTCTTGGAGATGAATACGGAGTATTTGAGAAAGCTGAATTTTCCGAGAAACAACGTAAAAGTTTAGCAAAGAAAAAGGAAGCTATGCCCGATGGTTCATTCCCGATTCGTAATACTTTGGATTTGAAGAACGCTATTCAGTCTGTTGGTAGAGCGAAAGACCCAGCAAAAGCGAAAGCATGGATTAAGAAACGTGCGAAGGCTCTTGGTAAAGAGGACTTGCTGCCCGATACTTGGAAGGCTGATACGAATGACTTCTTTGGAGAAGATATGGACTTACAAAAAGCTCAAAGCATTCTTGGAATTGGAAGCGGAATAATGGGATAAATTATGGAAGATATAAGAAAGGCATTGGAAACAATAGCTCTTCAAAATGCGAAGGGCAAAGTGTCTGATGACCTTCTTATAAAGGCTTGCGATGCTTACAAGATTAAGTCCGAGACGTTTGACGATTCTTATGACTATCATGTATGCGTCGCAAAGTCTTTATATGACCACATAAATGGTATAGAGCCGAACGAGGAAATCAATAAGGCTATCGTGCCAGGTCAGACGAAGGTTGTTGATGGAGTAGTGTATATCTACACCGCCACTCCGAATGCAAAGACACAATATGATTGGCGAGTTCTAAAACCGAAAACCGCTTCAAAGGTAGGGCGTCAAGTAGATGCCGCAAAAGCGGATTCCAAACAGAAGTACGTCAATGAATTATTCCCCAATGATTTAAGCACGTTAAAGGTGATTAAAAAGTTAGGTGGAAGTACGGGAGCGCAACTTGTTGAAGATAGCAGAGGCAATCAGTACGTGATGAAAAAGGGCAGTAATACGTCCAACGAACACGTCAAGTCCGAGTATTTGACTAATCAGTTGTATGACCTTCTTGGTTTAAGAGTTCCCGACTTTGAATTGTACGAGGAAAACGGAGAAGCGATATTGTTATCAAAATTCATACCTATGACCCGTATGCCGTCTGCGAAAGACTATGATGAGATGGCGAAAGGTTTTGCGGTTGATGCGTTGTTAGCTAACTGGGATATTTACCAAAACGACAATTGTTTAATTGATTCCGCTGGTAGGGTTATCCGAGTTGATAATGGCGGTGCTATGGAGTATCGTGCCCAAGGTTCAAAGAAAACTTTCGGCAAGAGCGTTACAGACTTCAACTCAATGTTAAATTACAATCCGAGCGTTCTTGGAAATCTATCGTTACAAGATAAGGTTAATCAGTTAGATGAGCTTTTGAAGAAACGAGATGATGTTATAGGATTCTTGGTTGAAAGTAACATTGATATGGTAGGTATATTCGATGGACGTTTCAAAGACCTTGAGAATATCAAAAATCAACTTGAGGCTAAAATAAACAAGAATCAACGCAAGATTACTCCGAGAAAGCTCAAGAGCGATGCGGACATGTACAGGGAGTTCTCCGAAGATGAATTGGATGCTATCTGGAAAGCTCAACAAGGTAGTGATTATTATAGCAAACTCAATGCTACGAATTACACCGTTGGTTGGGAGCTTTTGAGTGCTATTTGCGAAGAACGAGGATTCACTGCCCGTCCAGAGGTTGTAGATGAAACGGAGTATTGGAATAGAGTAAAGGGTTCAAAGTATCAAATATTTCGTGGGCTATCGTCTGGAAGCGGACATGATGCGGAATATTATGCTGATGACTTCCGATATAATGACAACTGTTTCTATGGAACTATCGGTATTCACGGTTCAGGACTTTATTTCCACGTGAACGATGGTACTAATAATAAGGACAACACCAAAACTACTTTCAAAAATTCCGATGCTTACAAGAACGCAAGGAGTTATGCAGGTAGTTCGGGGGAAATTCTTGAGTGTGCCCTTGACCCCAAAGCAACCGTTGCATTAGTTCCCGACTTGAAGAAAGAGATTCTTTCAATGGTAACATTCGACAAAGCAGCAGTTGATGCGAAGCAGCTTGAGATTGATTCCCTTAACAAGACCTTATCGCAGCAGCAGGATGACCTTAACAATATAACGGATAAGACCGAGAAGGACATCAAAACAAAGATGCACTGGGATAACGATGTTCTTGTTATGCACCAATTGGAAATCGACAATACTGACTGGGGAGCTACGGACGCAGACGGCAATCCAGATTATCCGAGCTTTGAGGACTTTGTTGAAAAGAAGATGTTTGATTGGGTTAAGAAGAATGGCGGTACTGTTACGGAGAAGGGGAAAGGAAGCGATGTGTATATTTTGAAACTTCCCAATTCCAAAGAGCCTTTCATGATGAGCCGTTTCCAATACGAGAACAACGCAATCAAAAGAAAGAATGCGTTTTCAAAGCCGTACAACTATCCAGTGAAACGATTCTCCGATTGGTTGATGAAAGAGCATTACAACGTTATTAACAAAAAGGTTGAGAAGGCTATCGACCAAATTGGTTCAAAGGTTCAAGAGATACAAGCCGACATAAAACTCACCAAGACCGAGTTGAATACAAAGATTGGCGAGATGAACGACTTGAAGAAAACAAAAGACCCAAATGGGGATATTCTTTCTGGAATCTACGAATCAGTCAGAAAAGGAAGCAAGGAAGCTATTGGAACATACGCAGCTCTCAAAGGAATTGACGCCATAGTAGAGCCGCATGGAAACGGTGGGCCAAACTCCTTTATGATTGTGCTCAATCGTAGTAAAGTAATTGTAAAAAGATAAAGTTATGAACAGAGAAAGATTGGTTTCAATAGTAGGTGGACGAGCCGACCGTGTTGTTGGGCTCAAAAAGCCAAGTGAACTGATTCCGTTCAAGGGCAAGTTTCCTCTGTTAGAGCCTTGGCAATCCGAAGCATTCCATAAAGCTATCGAAGAAACGGAACTTATTGAAGACCTTCCAGAAGATATTCAAAAAATCGTTGAAAAGGGTAGCAGGATTGTAATAATGGAAGAAGGCTTTCAGAGATACCTGAATGAGAACGGACTTCAAAAAAGCGACTTCTTGAAATTGTCCAATTCGGATAAGTCAAATTATCTTGTAAATTGGATGGACAGAGATTGTATTGATTATTCACAATTAACCATAAAGTAAGATGGCAGATTTTGAGAAAGCATTCCAACGTACCGAGAAGCACGAAGGAAAGAACATATGGACGAATATTGACGGTGATTCGGGAAAAGAAACTTGGAGCGGTATCAGCCGTGCCGCCAATCCTAAATGGGCAGGTTGGGCTATCCTTGATAAAATACCGAATAAGAAAAACAACCAAGTCATAAGAACTCCAGAGTTGGAGCGTTTGAAGCGAGAGTTGTACAAAAGTAATTATTGGAATCCCGTATGGGGCGACCGTATTAAGAATCAGAAAGTTGCTGAGGATATGTACGATATGGGCGTCAATGCTGGGCCAGCAACTTCCATAAAGCTATCCGAGCGACAATTCAAAATGACCGAAACGGGGAAGATGAGTGAAGCTCTATTAAACAAACTAAATTCAGTGGTATGAAAAAGGTCATATTTTTATTGCTAATAGTCTTATGCTCCTGCGGGAGTAGGAACGTACAGACGAGTGAAGAAAGTCCGCAGATAGTGCCTGAAATCGTGTGCGTTGAAGATACTACGAGAGTAGCGGAGCTTGAAGCGAGAATCCGAGTGATGGAAGATTCTTTGAAATTCTATCGGGATTCAATTCCATACGATACTTACATCAATGCCCGTAGGATTGAGAAAATCAAATACTACATAAGTATAACCGAGAAAAAGCCAACTAATCAAAAATTTTTCTATGGGTGGGTAAGAAGAACAATGATTGAATAATAAAGCCAAGCGACAAAAGCAGCTATAAAAAGGTCAAAAGATTAAAAACTTTTGACCTTTTTATTTTATATGGCTACAAAAAGTAAAAGCAATTTGGACAAATTCACCTTCTGGTGTCCTCTGGATATTCAGAAAGCCGTTATTGACCCAGAAACAGGTCAAGAGGTAATGAGGTTGGGGGGAATAGCTTCAACATCAGACGAGGACAGCGATGGTGAGTTTCTTGACCCGAAGGGGTTTGACATAAAACCGTTAATCAATAGCGGTATGGTTAATTGGCATCATCAAGCCAAAGGACAACCTGCCACTATTATCGGAGAGCCTTCAAAAGCGGAGATACGCCCAGAAGGACTTTATATTGAAACTGACTTGTATCCTTCTTCTGCTATTGCGAGAGATGTTTGGGATTTGGCTCAAACTCTTGAGAAGGATTCAAAGACAAGGCGGTTGGGTTATTCTATCGAAGGAAAAGTTGTAAAGCGTAAATCCAATGATAAAAAGTCTCCTGACTATAAGAAGATAGTCAAGGCAATTATTACTGGAGTAGCAATCACTCATCAACCGAAGAATCCTAAAACTTTCGCAAATATAATCAAAGGCGAGATTGACGAGGACTTTGAAGATGAAGTTGAGGAAGCATTGTACACTGAAAACGGTAAAGCTCTCAAAAAAGAATCGGTTAACAAGAAGTTAAAAAATCAAACTTTTTCAAAATCTGAAGCAATTGAGAAGCTATTCAAAGACATTCCAGGTATAGATATTGAGAAAGCAGAAAAAATTTATTTAATGACATCTAAATTTGCTAAAATGAAAGGTAAAAAAAGAGTCACCGATGAGGACATCAGCAAGGCATACGAAGCTCTTGGGCTTGAGATAGAAGCTGATGACGATATTCAGAAGGGTGATGGTTGCGCTGCCAATGGCGGTGGCACCAAAAAGCAGCCTATCAAAAAGGCTAAAAAAACGGCAGACGATGTTGGCGATGACGGAGACGAAAAGGACGAAGATGAGGACGATGACGACTTCGAGGAAGCCAAAAAGGCCAAAGGTAAAATGAAAAAAGCCAAGGACGAGGAAGGCGATGAAACTGATGATGACGAGCCAGACGATGAGGAAGATGATGAGGACGGAAAAATCTTCACCAAAAAATCCAAAGGTAGCAAAATGAAGAAAGGTGGAGATGGCGCAAACCGTTTTGACCGTATCGAAAAAGCTATGGCGGTTGGTTACGCAAATCAGCATCAACTCATTCGTGCTCTTGGCGTTATGGTAAAGAACTCTGTACAGAAAACAGAGGAAGTTCTTGCGAAGAACGATGAACTTTTGGACATTGTAAAAGCGCAGGACGAAACTATTAGCGTATTATCAGAGAAGTTGGAAGCATACGGTTCAGAGCCTTCAGGGTTCAAGTCTCACCGTAATGTTCAGGGTGTTGAACGTGGTTTTGCGAAAGCAGAAGATTCCGACATCACCAAGGGTGGTAAACGTGGGCTGGCTAAAAATCAAATTCCTATCGGTAACAAAAAGGTTGTTACAGACCTTCTTGACCAAGCAACCTTTGCAAAAGGGTATGACGAGGAATTTAGCAAGGCTTGTACTACCTACGAAGCAAGCGGTGCTTTACCTGCCAACATCATAGCACGTATCAAGAACGAGCTTGGATTTGAAATTGTAAAATAAACCATTTATAAAGGAAAATTATGACACCTGAAAGATTAACAATTAACCTGTCTGATTACGGTTATGCCGCTCAGCAGGATGGGTATCATATCGGTATGGGTAGTTCCGAAAACGTTGACCAGCTCAACAAAGCTCTTGCTGCGGAACAAATTACTGGTATGCAGACTCAGAACATGACGGATGCCTCTGGTGCTCCGTTGAAGGTTGAGTCTTTGGAGAAAACTCTGAAGCACATCACCTTCCGTGAGAGTGATATTCGCTTGTGGAAAGACCTTCCCAAGAAACCTGCTTACAATACCGTGGAAGAGTACAACCAGCAGACTTCTTATGGTGCTAACCGTGGTGGTTGGAATCGTGAAGGCGAGTTGCCTGAGGAAGAAGATTCCATCTTTGTTCGTAGAGCGCAGTTGGTGAAATACTTGGGCGTAACCAAGTCCGTAACTCACCAGATGACGCTTGTGAACACTATGATTGGTTCTGTAATGGAACGTACAATCAAAGATGGTACGCTTTGGATTCTCCGTACTTTGAATCAGGGTTTGTATTTCGGTAATGAAAAACTCATTCCTGAACAGTTTAACGGATTCCTTGCACAGCAGATGCAGTCTGACGCTTGGGCTTCTTATGCGGCTTACATGGATTCGGAGAACGTTATTGACTTGCGTGGTAACGCATTGACCGAAGATGCCATTGAAAGTGGTGCCAACTCTATCGTAGAAAACTACGGTTTGGGAACTCAGATTTATGGGCCACCCGCAGTACTGTCTAATTTCGTGAAGAACTTCTACGGTAACAAGTTTATCGTTCCGAATACTCCTTCACTGTCTGACGGTATCATGGGTCAGAGGGTTCAGGCTTTTGATAGCCAGTTTGGACGTATCGGATTGAACCATGACGTGTTCTTCAAGAAACTTCCTGCTAAAAACTCCGTATCACCTGCCAACTCTCAGAAAGCTCCGAATAAACCTGTTTGGGGCGTTACAACTCCTGCAGCAGTTCAGAGCAACGTGGCTGGAACGAAGTGGGCAACCGAAGATGCCGGCAACGTTTATTACGCTGTATCTGCTGTTAACCGTTTCGGTGAATCCGAGCTTGCAATTTACGGAACTGCTGTTGCAGCCGTTGCTAATTGCGCAATTGACTTGAAGTTTACTGACGGTGGTGGCGTGAATAAAGCAACTGCTTATCGTATCTATCGTACCAAGGTTGGTGGAAGTGCTACTGGCATGTTCTATCCGTTGTTTGAAGTTTCTTTGGACGATTTGACCCGTGGTTACGATGGCGGTGGAGCTGGTATTATCCGAGACATGAACCGCTTCTTGCCTGACACCGACCAGTCAATGCTGGTACAGTTCGACAACGAGGTTGTTGAGTTTGCTCAGTTAGCTCCGCTGATGAAGATGGATTTGGCCGTTCTTTCTCCTGCCTTCCGATTCATGGTGCTTCTGTATGGAACTCCGTTCTTGTACGCTCCGAAGAAAATGGTGCGCTTAATCAATATCGGAAAGACCATCAAATAAACCGAGAAAAATTGTCTAACAGAGAGAAGGGGTGGGTGCTTTGCCCCACTCCTTTTTTTCGTAAATTGTAAAACAAATATGAAAATTAAAGCAAAAAATCCGAAGATTGCGTCAATGAAGTTAATCGTGCCCGTAGATGGCGAAATTTCGATTGACGGTAACGGTGTAGCCGATGTATCAGCGAAGTGCGCAGTAGCATTGGTAACGGGCACTAATGATTGGGCGTACGCAAGTAAAGCGAAGAACGCACCCGAAGTAGAGGACGAGGATGATGAGGAAGAAGATGACACTGACGAGGCATCTGACCGTGACAAATTTGAAGCTCACCTGAAAACTCTCAAGCTGGAAGAAATGAAAGCTATGGCAGAAGAAGGAGAGATGCCGAAAGAGGAATGGGAAAAACTCAACTCCAAGAAACTCATGTCAGCCTACCTACTCAAAAAGTACGATGAAGCCGAAGCAAACGGTGAATTGGACGAGGATGATGAGGAAGAAGATGACACTGACGAGGATGGAAAGTAATAACCTATAAAACATTGTCTTGATATGCCAAGTTTGAAGCTGAAAATATTATACAACAAGAATGAGGGTTTAATAATGAGCCCAACGGAGTTATCCGAGCTTTACTTGTTTGGTATTCCTATGTGCACCAACGATGGAAGAAAAGTGTCTATGCAGAGCATTAAGAACGCTATTCAAGTTGCTCAAACAAAGGTTGAGAATCTTTTCAGTATCAAACTCGCAAAACAGGTCATATATGAAAACCGTGATTTTATACGGCAAGAATTTATGTCTTGGGGGTATATCAAGACAATGTATCCTATTGATTACATAGACAATTTGGAAGGTTGGATAAACGATGTTTGTCAAATAACCTATCCGAGAGAATGGTTGTCCATTAAGAAGATTGAAGCGGTTGCTGTTTATCGCAACATTTACCTTATACCGAATACTGGAAGTAAGGAAGGAGCAACGATGACTCAAAACTCTTTAATCTACAACGGCATCAGTCCGCATCTTGGTTGGTTTGGTCAAACTTATATTCCAAACTATTGGCGTACAAGATACATTACGGGTTGGGATAAGATTCCAGCCGACCTTCTTGACTTTGTAGCAAAATTAGCAGCGTTGAACGTTCTTGCTATTATTGGAGATATAATTTATGGAGTAGGATTGACGAGTATCAATATAACATTGGACGGTGTAAGTCAATCAACTCCGCTTTCACGTTCCGCACAAGGCGGTTTATTTGCAGGAAGAATAAAATTATATCTTGACCAAATGAACAATGAACTCCCAACGCTTACTTCAAGATATAGAGGAATACCGTTTGAAGTATTATAGCGATGGCAAAACAAGAAAGAAAAAGCATACTTACAGGACACCCTGTAACAGCTACAACCCCACCTGCCCCAGCGAATCCTGCTGCGTATTGGCGGGTGGATGACTTTAATAAGCTCATATATTCACAAGGATATGACGCATTAATTGACCGAGCTATGCGCTGTCCTTGCGTTGATAGAACTTCTGGTCAGGCTCTATCTACTTGTCAGAATTGCTTGGGTAGAGGTTGGTTCTTTGTTGACCGAAGGGAAACGAGAGTCATTGCTCAATCCATGGATAACAAAAAGAGATACGAAGCGTGGGGAGAAGTAAACCGTGGAACGGCTTCGATTACGACCAGAGGTTCAGACAAATTGGGATTTATGGATAGAATCATATTGACGGAATTGGAAGCGTATTTCTCCGAGATATTGAGACCAATCATGTATCGTCAATTGGTAGCATATCCCGTTTACGAGCCGTTGGAAGTTACAAGCATATATTTGTTTACGGCTGATAATGCTCCTTTGTATCCTATTCCAGAGGATATGTATGAAGTGGACGGTAACAAAATAGTATTTGACCCGAAGCTATGGGAACACGTTGGAGCGAATGATATGAATAAAGTTCCTTTGACCATTTCGATACGTTATTCACACCACCCAGTTTTCCATGTGATAGATGCTAATAGAGAGCTGATGAAAGTTCGGGAGAGGAATTGTTCTATGTCCGAAGAACAGCTCACGCAAATGCCGATAAATGTGTCCGCAAGGAAAGCTCATTATATCTTCAACGCTCAGAATTTTGGAGTAGAAATGTTTGAAAATTCAATAACTCAAAAATGAAACCAATAATCATAGATTTGTCTGGTTTACAATCTCAATTCGGACTTGCTGCGGATTCGATTGACCAATTGACTGAAACTTGCGTAAATGCGGTTACAGCGGCAATCTATGCTAATTGGGAAGCTCTGGCGAAACAAAAGCTACATTCAACCCTTCCTGAATACGTTCAAAATCTTATAAGGGTTGACAAAGGACGTTTTGAGAAGCAAATAATGTTGACTGGCGTTCTTCCGAATATGATTGAGCAGGGAGCAACTGCCTTTGATATGAAGGAAGGATTCAAAAAGTCCCAAAAAGTAAAATACACCATTCCAGTTTACAATAAAAAAGGTAAGGAAGTTTACAAAGGCGGTGATTGGTATTTAACAATTCCTTTCCGTATCGGAGTACCAGGCACTTTGGGTCAGGCAGGATTCACAGGACAAATGCCCCAAGAGATATACAACCTTATGAGGAAGCGTTCAGCAGGACAAGGTTTGCCGTTATCCGAGATACCAGAGCCGTACAATGTACCACGTTCAAGGGCAGCAATCGAAGCAACGCCAACAACTCCTTATTACGGGGAATATCAACATAAAAATTCTATCTATGAGGGATTGACAAAAAGGAAGGCGCAATACAGTAAAACTTCTCAAAATACTTATGGAACATTCCGAAGGGCAGGAGCAAATTCTGACCCATTGAGTTGGATAAACAAAGGAATCAAAGCGTACCATCTTGCTGAACAAGCAGTTCAAGATACGGACGTTGAGACTATTGTAGAAAACGAAGTGTTGGATTATTTAGAAAATATATTATGAGCGCAATACTCTTACCAGAAGTAATTATTTACAAAACTCTGGAATCAATTGTAAAGTTGCTCCGAGATGATTTGCAAAACAATCGTGAGGACGCAACAATATTGTATCGTTTACTTGGAGTTGATGAAGACGGCAAACCGCTTTCAATGAACTTGTATAACTTCTTTGTTCAAGCCAAGAAGATTATAACAACTCCAGAAAACTTGAATGTACACTTTGGATATAATCAGGAAACGGCAAAGCAAATAGCATTGCATATTATTCTTCCAGCGGAACAAGGAAAATCCGCTATCGGAGAAGATGAAGGATATTTGGACGAAGATTCTTATGACCCAACTTCACGTGATAAGGTATCAGTTCAGCAGCAATTTACAAACACCTTCGAGAGCACTTATCAGATTATGATAACGGGATATAACTCAAGCGAGGTGAACTTGGTTTACAATATCCTTAAAAGCATGCTCCTGATGGTTAATGAACACCTTGAACTTATGGGGTTAAGGATTCCCGTTTTATCGGGGAATGATATAATCATGCAAGATGACCTTGTTCCAGTACCGACCTTCCATAAGGTTATCAATCTTTCATTCACATACGAGCTTACTGTTCCAAAGTTGCTCAAAGATGAAATCATGAAAGGCTTTTGGCTTAATGTTAGAATTTGTGACCCGTTTGACGAAAGTAGGTGTATTCCCATTAAGCCGAGAGGCAAGCAAGTATAGATTATTGAGAAATCATAGAAATTCATAAATTTAATTTGAAGTTATGGCAACAGTTGTTAATTTTCACGGTAAGGACTATGTTGAACCTGGTTCTTATGCAGCAACGGTTTACAACCCAACTTCTGTCGTTAATGTCGCTACGTTTGGAAACGTAATGATTATTGATACGGGGTTGAGCATTAACGGCTCTTATGAATTTGCTGGCGGTTCAGGAGTACATGGAGAACTCAATCAAGGCTTAAAGTCTGTATATGAGTTCGACAATTACGAGGACTTCTTGGCATTCATGGGTGGCGGATTTGTTGGAAATCTTGCTGAAAAAATCTTTACTCCGATGGACGGAGTTGCTGGTGCGCCCAAGCTCTATTATACGAGAGCAGCAACAACCACTTGTGCAAACATAGCTCTTACAATCTCATCAGGGAACGCTCTGAATTTGAAATGTAAGAACGAAGGTATTGCTGGAAATGGTCAAGCTGTATCGGGCGTTTTGAAAGTAGGTTATGCTTGTAAGATTATCGCAGGTGAAACTGCCGATACATTCATATTGCAAGCATATAAAGGCTCTTTTATGGGAGTGGACGAAGCAGGGGAAGCCTACGGAGCGAAAAACTTGGAGAATGCTACTCCAAACCTTATCGCAGAATCTCCTGAATGTGCTACGTTACAAGACCTGTACGATTGGGCAAGTACCAATAAACAGATGCTTGCTAATTTCGTAGTAAGCATGACGGGAGATGGCGCAACGGAATTGGCAGCAGTTGACCAAACTCTTGCTACGGGCGGTACAACCGAGTTTTTGAGCGGTACGGAATATGCTGACGTTTTGGAAGCTATTACGGAGCTTGATATAACTTTCTTCCTTTGTACGAATAAGAATGCTTCTAACGGAAAGGGAGTTGATGCCGCTACCAACGGCAAGTTGTTTACGTTCTTGAAACAAACTGCGAAGTACACCGAATTTATGGTTGTGCCTGGTGGTCAAGATGATACCGACTTGTTTGGTGACGCTAACACTTCTCAGTCAATTGCGAAGTATTTCAATTCAGGACAGGTTGTTTGCGTACACGGTGCTCCGCAGGTTACGAGAAAAGACCAAAACGGAACGAAGGATTTGCCGACCATTTATTTGGCTGCGGCTATCGTAGGACTTAATGCGGGTATGGCTGCTCAAACTCCTTTGACATTCAAACGCATTGGTTACCAAAATTTCGTGTACGACCTTAAACAAAGGGAACGTGTTAGAGCTTTACAGGCAGGTATCATGCACGTTCGGAACGTAGCAGGATATTGGTGCGTGAACCAAGGCATTACCACTTTGCTGGAAAACAAGAAAACAATTGCAGATGATGGTCAAAGTTTTGAGCTTTCAATCGAGCTTATCAAGGCTCAGTTGAACAAAGAACTTATCATTGAAGGACAAACGAGATTCACGGGTAACACCGCTGCTCAAGCAAGTCCTCAATCGGTTAAGAACTTTACAGAGACCAAACTGCAATCGTTGGTTGCATATCCTGGCAATGATAACTTGCTTATCAATTGGAAGAACGTAAAAGTTGTTGCTAAAAACAGCGACTACTTTATCACGTATGACTTTACTCCGAACGTTCCTGTGAATAAGACGTTCTTTATTGGTAACATTCTTGACTTCTACGTTGAAGCATAACATTAAAACTATTGTATTATGGCTAAAAAAGAAAGAGTATTCACCGCACCGCTTGCGGTTATACAAATAAATAGCGTTACAGTGGGGAAGATGAAGAATGTACGCATTACCGAGAACATTAGACGTGGACGGGTATCAGGTTTGGGGCGACTCAATCCTGAAGAACTACCTGCGTTGGAATGGACTGGAAGTTTGTCATGTTCTTCCTACACTATCAATTTCAATCTTTTGGCGAATAAGCTCAAGAAAGGCACTTTCAGAAACGCTGGTACTATCGAAGAATGGGCAAACGCTATCTTGATGCAAGAGGACGGCTTGGAAATAGCTATCTTGAAGAAAGTGAAAGACGGTGAAATTGATTTGGAAACCGGTTTGGTAAAAACCAAGTACGAAACATTTGCCAAGGTATCGGGAGCGTTCGCAACCCGTGAAGGATTCGATGTTCAGGAAGGTCAAATTTCAGGTAGAGATACCGAGTTTGAATACACTGACCCGATTCTTTACAACGATATTACTTGATACCTTGTTTAATCAATTATAGAGAAGGTGTACTGTAAATCACGGTACACCTTTTTTATTAACAATTAATTGTAAAGTAAAATGGAAAATTTAGAAAGACAAAAAACGTTCAATTTTCAAGGCGAAAAGGTTACTGTTAAATTCCCCAATGTAGGGCAGATGATTGACATGGAATCTTTGAAGCAATCATTGACGGGTAACAAGTACGGAGCTATGTCAGCGTCAGGAGTAAAAAGTATGTTCTATGCTCTTGATATGGTAGATGCTCTTTCCTTCTTTGAAGTGATGTGTCCAAAGATTAAGAGGATTCTTGAGGTAAAGAGTTTCACCGAGATGCCCCCAGAAGATATGAAGCCTGTTGTAGCAGCTTATAAGGAGCATGTAGCACCTTGGTATAATAAATTGTTACAAGACCTTTATAAAATAGGAGAAACTGATGGAGAATCGAAAGAAACCACAAACGCTGACGAAGAGGATAAATGACTTCATAGTTGAGTGGTCAAGATTCACCATTGACCTCTGGTGGCGAAAGCGTTACAACATCCCTTTTGGTTCTCCTGCCCATAGAGCTATGAATTTCATAGATATGGCAATTGAGTACCAAGAGGCTTTGTTGTGGAATAAGGCTATTAATCAACCATACGGGGAAGTTGTTGATGAGGAACAAGAAGCATACATTGATAAACAACTCAAGGATTCCGAAGAAAAGACCGTAAAAATGACCCAAGAGGAAATTGACGAAGATTACGAAAACTTGGATTTAGATGAATTTGATAACAAAGAATAAGTAATATGGATGTAACTGTTAATATTCGTGGTAATGCCCAAGGATTGAGAGACGAGTTGGACAATGTAACTCCTGACCAACCTACTACTCCAACGCCCACTCCTGGCAGAACACCCGATGATTCCAGACCGCCAACGCTACCACCGAGCGACCGACTTATTGACGACCTTCGGAGAGCCGTCATGCAACAAGGTGCTGTTATGGTGCCAGGTTCAGCAAACTATCGTCAAATATTGGGACAGGTAGGTCAAAATCAACGCACTGCTATTGACGATGATATTTCTTCAAGATACGGAGCAAGAAGAGCTGATGTTCAATCCCGAATGTCTGCTGAATATGAAAAGATAGACAAAGAAATTGAAGCAAGGCGTCAAGAAGGGTTGAGGAATCTTGGGCCAAACGCTAATGACCCATTCTACCAAGCTATGCTTAATCAGCAATTGGAGAGTGAACGTGATAGACGTTATCGGAAAGCTGGAACAATGTTCGATGCCGAAATGGACGAGATTGACAATCAGGAAGTTCAAGAACGTACCGCAGCCGAGAAGGAATTGACTGAAGCTATCCGAAGGCTCACTGGAGAAATGGAACAAAAGGATAGGGAGAGCGAAACAGGCGGTGACCCAAATTCCTATATTAATAAGCTCCGAGAGCAGAGACGTCAATTGCTAATTGACCGTGATAACGCTCCTGATGAAGAATCAGCAATGGCGGCTCAAGGACGTTTGAATGCCGTAGATGACCAATTGCGTAGAGTAATGAACGGTGGTGGAGCAAAACAAGGATTCGGAGCGAAGATGCCAGGATTAGTCATGGGTGCGATTGGTGTCGGTTCTTCTTTAAGTGAAGGAGATTTGGGCGGTGCTATGATAAGCGGTGGTTCTATGGGTTTGATGATGGGTGCGAATCCGTATGTTATGGCTGCTATCATTGCTGGCGGTGGAATTTGGAAAGGAGCTACGGGAATATCCAGAGGATATGATGATTTGGGACAAATTGCTGCATACCGAGCTACGGCTGGCGGTATGAGAGGTGAAGCTGGAATGGGATATTTAGCTCAAAATATAGGTAGTCAAACTGCTAATGGTTTGAATCCTGCAAGTTTGAATTTGTCTATGGACGAATTTTACGAGCAAGCAGCCAGAAGAATAAAAGCAAGAGGAACGGCTGATGATTGGTTCAAAGAAACAATGTCTCAATTAAGTTTGGAACGCACGTTAGCACTTGACCAAGGAAGTTTGGAAAAAGGTTCACAATATGACCGTTATGGAACAAACGTAACGGATGCTATAAGCCGTTTGGTAACCGTTCTTCAGGGAATAGAAGGTTCAGGAGTATCAAGTGGAGACTTCACAAGGGTACAAGAGAAGTTTGATATTCAACAACAGTTGATGGCTTCTTATATGGGACGTACCGACCGACCTGATTATACTTGGGCAAACAATACTCTTGCTGCATTCTCTGCTACTGGAGTTCAACAAGATTCAAGGGTGGGAACGGATATTGCCGCATTCCAGAATATGATTCAGAATCCGATGAACGAACGTATGAGGGCGTTGATATATGGAACGGTTGCCGACCTTATGCCTGAGACTGGCGGACGCATGGACTTAATTGACCGAGCTATCCGAGACCCAGAAAACGAAGGTAAAATCATGCAAGCCGTTGTTCAACGTATTCAACAACAATTTGGAGGTACTGATACTACAATGGGATATTTCGCATTCAAGTCCTTACTTCCGAATATAGCACCCGACCGATTGGACGAATACATTGAGCAATTCACGGGCGGTAACTACGCAGGTGGTTTGTTAAAGAGTATGGCAGGTTTTGGAAATCAAGGTAGGCTTGACGAAATTGGTACAAATAATAAATCCGCTTGGTCATCAGAAGCAGCCGAGCTGACGAGTGCAATGACAAAGGGTATAACGGATATATTGAACACCATGAAAAATACGGGTGTGAAGGTATTCTTTGGAAGCGGTGTAACTCCCAATTCAACTAAACAAGGACAATAATGGCAGAAAAAGATAACAATAATTTCATTTGGCTTTATCACCGCTATCGTTCCGTAAAGACCGTTGAGGACTTCATGGAGCGTGAGCATATTTACAATATAGAGCCGAAAGATTTTTTTGAGATGAATCGGGAATTGATATGGCAACAATATACCGACTATGATAAAGGCATTGAAAAGGCTGGAACTGGTAAGTGGCCAGAATCAGCGGATGACCTTGTATTAGATTCATGGTTGCCCTGCCCTTGTAACCTCAAAATACAAGCAACGAAGGTTACGGCTGAGTTAGCTATCAGTCAGACTAACTTTCAATCAGAAACGGGTGATTTTTATTCCTTCGCATCTGACGAAATAGCAAACATAATTCAGGATGGCGGTTATCAGATAGCCGAAGCCGTGAAGAGAAATCCCGTTGCGAGAGTTTATGGTTGGTTCAAGTCAATGTATTTCGTACATTCTATGAAGAATGACGGTTTGGCTTATACTTTGAATGATGACTTCTTCGATATATCTCAATTCATTATAAGTCTTTCAACTCTTCAAGCAAAAGAGGGTGGAAGTTTCTCCTTGCGTTTGCCTATTGTAAATATATTCAAATACGCTAATGGTATAGGAATAGATGACCAAGATATAGTTTGGAGCGGTACACCATCTTCTGATTTTAAGAATGATGGCAGTAGTTATCGCAATTTGTATCTGAAAGACGAGGAATTTTATTCCAAAAATCAATATGGAGAATTGGAATCGAATTACTTCAATTGGCTCATCAGTTCAAATGACCTTTTGTTCATATCTTTCGAGCAATTGGAAATGGAAGAGGATTCCGAGAAGGATGAATTGAGAACGAGAATAGCAAACGGAGTATTTGATATGATAGCTCTTGTAGATGATGTTAAGGTTGTAGCTGATTCCGCTGGAGCGAACGGATATGTTGAAATAACGGGAAGGGATTTGATGAAACTTCTTATCGAAGATGGTTCATTCTTTTTCAATCCTTCAACGACTTCCGACCCAAGCAATATATTCATGAATGAACAGAGCTACGGAAAACAAGGAGACATACGAGAAGCTGACCAAATCAATAATACTTATAACAATCCAATCAACCGACTTCGGAGAGTAACGGGAGAGATTGATATATTTGCCAATAGAATCAATATGGACTTGAGCTATATATTGAAGGGAGTTATTTCTCAGTTGTCTAATGTTGAGGTTGTACCTGGTTTTGTATTCGATGCTTGGGGAGAAAAGAGAACAACGTATTTGGAACTACAACCATTAAGAAAAGAGGAAACGAATGGCAACAATTAAAACTTTCATGAAAGGCTTTTTGGTAGGTCAAACGCAACTTAATGTTACGAGTGATTTTGGCAAAAGGCATATGAATGGTAAGATAAGAAAACATAACGGGATTGACTTTGGCGTTCCCGTAGGTACTGTTTTGAAAGCTCCTGTGGCTGGAACAGTTATAAAGAAAACCATTCAAAAGAACGGAGCTGGATTGTACGTTGCTATAAGATATATTGCTGATTTAGGTATGTATTTTGATATATATTTCATGCACTTGCATACCGTTGAATCAAGCATATCCGTAGGCGTATCAGTAGCCGAAGGGCAAACGATAGGAACGACTGGTGGAGCGAAGGGAGACCCAAACGCAGGGCACTCAACTGGCCCACATTTACATCTTGAGATTCGGAGAAGCGGAACTGTACCTGTTGACCCAAAATATTGGTTTTTAGCAAAGGAAAGACTTTATTCAGTTAAGTACAAAAAGATACTGAATTTTGGAGACCCAACTTGGTTATCCTTTCCAGATAGTTCTTTGAAATCTCAAACGGCTTATAAGTATTCTGCTCAAGCCGATATGACGGTGGCAGATGCTACTGAATATGTTCCGATAAAAAAGAAGTCCCAACCGAACACCGAAGCAAAGGAAAGACTTGCACCTGGCATTTGGCAAATAACGAAACTTTTGGTTGATAGCTCCGTAGCCGATAAGCAGGTGTTTGATTCGGGAATATCTACTCAAATGGGTAGTATATTGAATTTCTTCCATAAGGTTTGCCAAGAGCCTTTGGTTGAAATGATGGGAGATACGTTTGGAAGTCAATATTACTGGATAGTTCGCAGACCACCTTTTGATAAAGAGAATCTGACGAAGCTGATAGAGAGCGCAAACTTTGTTTTGAACGGAGATGATATCATAAGTACCAATTTAGGTTGGAATAATCAAGAAATATTCTCATGGTATCGTTACGTTCCATATGGAGACCTTTTAGGAATACCCGAAGCCCAGTTGTTTATGCCAGCCGTGTTCTTCCCAGAATTTGCCGCAGTATGGGGAAGCCGACCGCTTGCTGTAGAATCTAACTATTACAATTGGGCTCAATCAGGACGTTGGAATAATGATAAGACCGAGCAAAAGAACAACGGAGATAGAATCATTCGCAATGCTGTTCGTGATTTCAAGTATCTCATAGAAAGCAATGCTTACAACGCTTTCACCCGAAGGGGAACGATAACGCTCATGGGCGACCGAAGAATCAAACGAGGAACATTAGTGACTCATACTTCGGGTGAGATATTCTACGTGGATGCCGTTCAAAATGAATATTCTGTTTTTGATAAGCAAATAACGAGAACAACAACGCTTACCGTTTCCAGAGGAATGTATCCAAAATTCATTGATGGATTTGAAATGAACAACAAAAAGTATAGTTATTTCAATATCATAGATTTTGGCGATTTAGATATTGAACAGATAACTTCGGAGAATTGGAAAAAACAAATTTCAAAGTGGAAGGTTGATATTGACAACTTCGGATTCTTTATGTCTAAACAACAAGTGTTCTGGAGTAACATTTGGTTAAATAGAAAAAAGCAATAATATGAATACCATTGGACTTGTAAAGGTTGATACGGGAGTAGGTTCAGGCGGTGTAGGCTTTTTAGTTGTACCCGATGAAATTGACCGTACTCAATATATAGAAGATTGCTACCGTACTCAAACCGTATCTATGAACGGTGGTGAGGGTTACGGGTTTTACAATGCTGTACGATGCCCGCAAAACATTCTTGAAAATCTTCAATTTCCTACGGAGACGAGCCGTGGAACGCCTGTTGTGTGGATTAAAGACGGTATGAGTCATTTGCCCGTTATCGTTGGTTGGTTACGTCCAGAAGGAGACTTTTATGCTTTGGGAGAAAATCAATGGCGAATATCGAGGGGGAATGATAAAAGAAATGTAGAGCTTTTTGTTGATGGTAATGTAGCTGCTCTTCAAATTAGCGTTATGGGCGATAGTGAAGAGCCTGCTAATGTTGATATAAAATTAACAAGTCAAAACCAAGATTCTGTTTTTAATCTTTCTTCGGATAACGAAATAAATCTCAATGCAACGAAGAAAGCATCCATTTCAGGAGACAACGAATTGGACTTCAATATTAAAGAAAAGGGAGAAGTCAAAGGTCAGATAAGATATATGATTGGAGAAGGACTTTCAATCATATCCGAAAAGAACGTTTCATGGACTATCCGAGATGACGAGGATAAGGAATTGACTACAATGACGTATAAGGCTGGTACGGGCTTTGTATATAAAGACGAATTTGGAAATGAGATAAAGTGTTCTGACGGACTGATAGAGTTGATTAGCAAGAAAATAAACCACAATAGCGGAAAAGAGCCGATGGTTTTGGGAGATACGCTTGAAAAGATATTGAACGACCTATTGACAGCAATTCAAAAATTGACCGTTATTTCTCCTGTGGGAGCTACATCACCGCCAGTTAATATAGGCGACTTTGCTGCAATACAAGCGAGGTTGGATACAATTAAAAGTAAAAAATCTAATTTGGAATAATTATGCCTTTACAAACAGAAGTATTGAGAAACACTCTCAAAGCAAAAATCAAGGAAGCTCTTGACCAGCCGATTAATGAAAAGTCAGATTCCGAAGCAGTCAAGAATCGGTTTGCCGAAAATATATCAAACGCAATAGCCGATGGTGTTGACGCTTGGATTAAGACAGCGACCGTTACAGTGGCTCAAGGAATACCAGTGTCAACAACAGGAAGTCCTGCAGCACAGACAGGTGCAACAACAGCTCCTGGCACTGGAACCATCTCTTAACAGTTATTAAGTTGTAAAAATTAAACATTATGGGAGTTTTAGGAAATTCGGTAAATGAAGTATTGGAACAATCGAGGTCATTATTGATGACGGTTGGGAAGGCTGCTTTACACTCCATAGCTCCAGACAACTTTGAATATTATCTTTGTTCTTTGGAACTTCTTGATAGTGCTGGAAATACAAAGGGATTCTTGTCTTTCGTTGTTATGCCTAATAACTATATGGAGACGAGGACAACAGTTGGTTCGGTTACGAAAACTCAAAGCGGAGTAACCACATTGTACAATAGCACTTTCGCTCCGAGAGATATTTCAATTCAGGGAACGTTTGGACGAAAATTGAGACTTTTACTTGGCTTGAAAGAGGTTGAAGATAAGAATGACAAAAGCATACCTTTCTTCAATGGCTCTTGGGGCAAGATATTAGGTCAAGAAGTTCTGGTAAAAACGGGATATGGTTTAACAAAGATGTTACAGAAGATGGTTGAAGCTACCTATAAGACCGATGAACAAGGTGGCTCTCATATCCTTCTTTTTAGCAATTATTCTTTGAACACTAATTACGTTGTAGAAGTTTTGCAGGATTCTTACAGTCAGAGTATAGACAATAATATGCTTTGGTTTTATTCTTTGGAGATGAAAGCCGTTGCGCCTCAATCAGCCGTGCAACGTGGAGAAGATTTTAGCAAAACAGCTCAAATGATTACGACCGTTGCCGCTGGAGCGATAGCGAAGGGAATTGGTAATATATTGAACTCCGTAACGAGAGCGATAAATTTGTGATATGGAAAGTATTGTAATAGAATTTCAAAAAGTGACGAAATATCCATTAGTTGAGTTTCTGGCTCAATACAGGAATTTCATGCTTAATTCCTATCCAGAAATTGACCGCTATTTTTCGGGAGAAACTGCGTCAATAGACAATGCTCATTTGATTGCTCTTAAAAACTTGACAACCGAGTGTGGTAATTGTATGTCGCAGTTCAAAAACTTTGCTAATAAGTTCGACAAGTGCGGTTATTGGGAATTAATGGAATATATAGGAAACTTGGAAGATACTATTGAAAAAATCAATAAACTTCCGAAGTTCCGCAGAACGTCTTTGACCAAGAGAGGTTATCAAGCCGTAGTACAAGTATCTGCTGATGTCGGTGGATTCCGTACTATGGAAGATGTAGCAAATGTTGTTCAAAATCTCAACCGAGATAATTACAACTGGGTTGATTTAATGTTAAGCAACGACTTGAACGAGGGGGATTGGGAAATTGATAAACTCACTCCTTTGAACGTATTGATAAATAATACGGTTGATGTTGTCGTTACAACTATTCTTGACCAACCTATCGGAAAGCGTATTTATGGGAAAGACATAAACAGAAAGGTTACTTTTGTAGATAACGATTTGGATATAAAGATTTGGCAAGATAACATTGAGCAGAAATGCGATATATTGTTAAGTCTGAAACGGGGGGATGTTCCCGAAAATATGTTGTTCGGACAAAACGCTGAATTGACTATCGGAGTAACATCAAAAAGTTTCTCCTATCCAGAGCTGGTTAAGAATCTACAAAATACGTTCTTACAAAACGATTTGTTCCAATACGTGGAAATAACCAAGTTCCAATATGAGAACGGCTCTATGTTTATGTATTGCGAGATTAAAACAAAATATGATTATAAAACCGAAAGAAAGATTGTAGTATGATTACAAAAATAATTCCTGTAAATGAGCTCAAGCAAATGTTTCTTGAAATCTTTCTTAACAAGACGGATAAGGTAAACGATGTTTCTCAAGAATCAGTATTGAATGGCTTTGCCTTCGGTTGCGCCAAAGTAGGTCAGAAGTGTTTAGTCAATCAAGCGATTGTTGAAGGACATATATTTCCTGATACGGCTTATGGAAAGTATTTGGATGACCTTGCTAAAATTCGGGGTGTTGCTCCGAGATTCGGTGCTCAAGGCTCTTCAACCTATTTAAGATTAGTAGGTGATGAGGGAACAACATACCTATCGGATGTAACGACCTTCACAAGTTCTTCGGGCGTTAATTTCTCTTTGGAGAATGACGTTGTTATAGGAGTAAACGGATTTGCCTATGCGAAAGTTAAGAGCGATTCAGAAGGAGCTTCAACGAACGTTGACCCATTATCTATAAACAAACTCAATCCTGTTCCTTCGGGGCATATAGCTTGTACAAACGAATACCGAGCAACTGGCGGACGGGATGATGAGGACGATGATTTGTTCCGAATAAGAATCAAAGAAAGTGTAAACCAATTAGCAAGAGTAACATTGTCTTATCTTGAACAGGTGTTTATGAAAATAAACAATAACGTTTTGAGGGTTCATAAAGGCGGTGTTGATAGCGATGGAAGATTCAACTTGATTGTTGTATCGGTAAACGGACAAGACTTCACCGATGAAGAGTTTAACCAGATATTGAGCCAAAGCGAAGAATTTTTGACGTTATCGGAATTGTTGAGTGTTTCAACGGGATATTCCTTGAAGCTCAATAATGTTAATTGGCTACCTGTTGATGTTGAGTTCCGAGTAGATATTGACCCAGCGTATGACCAAGACAAAGTAAGAAGGGAAATTCAAATTCAGATGGGCAAGATGTTTGACTATCGTTTTTGGAAGTACGGAGACAAAGTTGAATGGGAAAACCTTCTATATGCCGCCAAGAACGTTGATGGAGTGCGATACGTGCCTGATACGCACTTTTCACCTCACGCTGATATAAACGTTCCTAAATACCGACTACCACGCATTAGGGGTTTTGTAATGCGTGACCTTGATGGTAATATCATAGAAGACAACGGTGGTGTATTGAGTGAGTTCTTCTATCCCAACGAAATTGATTATTCATTCCAAGCATCTGTATTAACGACAATATGACAACCGAAGTACCAACAAGAACAATAACCGAGATGAAGGATGTAGAAGGCGTGAACTTATCTATCCTTTGCGTTCCTTCAATGCAGGATGACGGTTCAGAGAATCCAACCATTTATTCATCCAAAGTATTGGAAGAGCCTTTAACCGTTGATGCCGTCAAGGGAACAGAAGGCGAGTTGATAATTTCTTCCGAAGAAACAAACGCAGGAAGTCTCAACACGGCTGGCGACTTTATAGTCAATACTGATATTGATGACGCTGATAAATATTCGGTTGACCAAACGAAGGGAGATTTGCTGTATGAAGAATAACAAACTATTAGCAATTGGAGATATACTTATTGTGAACGTCCAATCTCAAATGAGCGGACGGGTTCAATTGTTATCTTTTGTTGATGACCTCAATGGTATTGAAACAAACCGTAATGTTCAACGGGAGTTCTGCTTGACGGTTGACGATACCTTCTGGACAGATTGGGCTGACCTTACTGACGAAAACTTGTCAAAGTCTGATTCTACCTTTGTTGATGGCTTCTTTACAATTCAAGTACGATACACCCGAATAGGCTCTGACGATACGGGAGAGATAGAGTTCAACAGTATAAACTTCTCAGGACATGTTGAACCCAAGATTTTAGTAGCACCTACAATCGAAGGAAGCATATTTGCCGATACTCTTAATGAACCTGAACTGAAAGTCTTGGAAAGGAACATTTTCAAGAAATTATATTATAGGGGAATTTTACCTCAATATATCATTCGTGCCGCCAATTCCGATTTGAAAGAAGATAAGGACTTTGCTGACATTTGGAGTTCGGTTGCTAAATTCTTTGGGCTATTTATACGATTCTTCAAGAGATACGAAAACTTCAATGATGACTATTCTTTGTTGTATGAATATGTTCGTCAGAATGGTTTGTATTTTGATGAGTCAAAAATACCTCTTGAAGATTTACAATATTTAGCTCAACACTTCTATGACCAAATTCGTCAAAGAGGAACGAATATGATATTCAAAAAGAAAGGCGATGTATTGGCCGATGGAACGATTATACCGATAGACGGTGAATTCATTCGTTTGATGAGAACGAAGATATATGATGAACTTTTGTATGAAGTTCTTCCTTTGAATAAAATGGGATGGTGCGTTGGTAAATCATCTCCTATGTGGAGAGGTACATCACGTTCAAAATTCTTGAATAAAACAAAAGAAGATACTGAAGATTTTCAAAACCTATCGAATTTTGTATTGAATAGTAGTGGCAATGCTTCTTATGCTCTTTCTACGTTTGATAACAAACAAGTTCTTATGCTGAAGGCTAATACTGGCGGCATAGCAGGACTTGGAAGATTGAATGAAGAACAAGACGTTTCAAATAATTTATATATTGCTGATTCAAGGATGGATTATGAAGTAACATTTGCCTTCCGAATCATAAGCAATCTCAGCGCAAATTCTCATTTGAAATTTGGAATAGAAGGTTTTGATTCGTCAAAGAATAAACTGAATGACGCTTTTATCTTACCAAGTGGCGATTCTGTTTCTGAATCGTTCTTTGACATTGATACTACGAATAAGAGAAAGGATTGTTGGTATTATGTTCGAGGAATTATTCATGCCTATTCTACAAAGAATGTTAATGAAAATCCCAAAACAAATATAGGTTTTGGAAACAATCTATATTTCAATAATTCATTTGTAAAATATATCTTACCGAAGATTCAAGTTACAGGCACTTCCGATACTCAAATTGCTATTTGGGATTACAAGATAAGACCTTTGGTGAGAGGAACGAATATATTGCCGTTGAAGGATGGTCAAGTAAACGCAATGAGTTTGGGATTCATACAAAGCTCACGTGTATTCTTTATATACGTTAAGAGCAATAATAATTCATTGTCTCAACAAGAGCTGACCGAGATAGTAAATAAATATCTACTTCCGTTCAACTTCAATACCATTTATGTATATATAAACAATTTCTAAAATAAGAACGCTATGTCAAAGTTGAAAATTAGTGAAAATCTATTTCTTGAAGTAGCGGAGCTGAACAGGCTTGTCCGATTCCTTAAAACAGAAGGGTACGAGCAGCTTGTAAAGTCTATGGTTAAGTCATTCGGAATAGTTAGCAATGCTGAAAATAACTATTACAAGGTGACTGCAAAGGTTGGTACTTCCAATAGTATTATTATCAATCCTGGTATTGCCTTTGATTCCCAGCTCCGAGCTATTAAAATGGAAAACTCACTGGACATGACCATAACCAACACTGGTATGGTACGTTGGTTGATTTTGCAATATAAATCTACCAATTTTGAGAAGGGAACAGTTGCGGTAACAGCTGATGGAACAATTCAGGGTACGGGAACGGCATTCACCGAAGTTTTGAGAGGTCAACCGAATTTTCCAACAAAAGTGGTATTTAATTCTTCCACTAATACCGAAGAATATGAGGTTGTGTCGGTAACTAACGACAATTCAGCAATTCTTTCAGGCTCTTTTATCCCTGAAACGGGGTTAAGATATTCCGTTGTGGGAGCTTTCACGCCTGGTTTTGAACCCACCGAAGAAAACAAAAGAATTTATGAAATGGATAGTTACGATATTTCAATCATAGATTCGGCTGATGCTCCAGTATTGACTTCTGACCAATTTATTTTAGCTTCCATAGAATTTTCTGGTAATGGAATGATTGTTACAGATAGACGTTCTGGATATATGTTCAATAGTTCCACATACACAACTGGTATATTGCCAACGAGTGATGAATTGACGAGTTTGTTAAGAGTTCAAAGAATATCTACAAACCTTTTGGAACTTACCATTGAGCATGGTTATACTATTACTAATTTTGAAATAGTAGAAACCACAACCGCAACAATATTCCGAATTAAGGCAGGTACAAGCAATTTTTTGGGAACTGGTTCTATTCCTAACAGTCTATTCAGAAATTGGGTATTGGTGAACAAAAATACTTTGAAAAAAGTACCAATTGACGATAATACAGACCATGATTTGTATATATCTAAATTTGATGAAGATATTATTGCTGGAGATGTTTCTCAATTTATTATTGTTCCACCGTACCAAAATCTTGAATATAAAACATCTTATTCGGGTACAAATGTTTCCGCACTTCCTTCTTATCATTTAGTTAGTCAAGGAAGCGATGTAAATAAAATTTTGTTGCCCGTACCGTATGGTGAGATAACAATTGGTTTGCGTTATCGGTTAATAAGCGGAGACGATTCAACGCCTTGGCAAAAATTTGCCATTGCAGAATATGTTAATGAAAATGGAGAAAAGCAAATGATTGGAGATTCTCAGTTTATAATTACTGTAAATGAACCTGTTGTAGAACTCAGAAATTATTCATAAAAGATATGATGATATATTTAACAGGTGCTCAAGCACCATTAACGAAGTCTGGCGGGGCAAGTCCCCAGTCAGACGTTAATAAGAGTTTAGGCGGTTATGTATCTTCAACTCCTGTTCCCAACGGAGCTTTGAATGTAGTGTTTGACCTTATTTCGTCTTATACTCTGGATAAACGTACACCCGAAACTCTTGCATTTGCGTTGATAAACAAGTTTGACAAACCTGTAAAAGATGTTGAGTTGAAACTTGTCACTGACGAAGGGAATTTGGCTATGTTTAAGATAGCAGCCGTTGCAGTGGATTCCGAGACTATGGCTATGGAGCATATTGCGAATCGGTATGAGCAACCGATTAATGCACAATTCCATGACGCTTCTTTTTACCGAGCCGCAGTTGACGTTCAGATAGCTACACCAGCCGTTAAGGGAGAGGAAATTGTTTTTTATCCAATGAACGTAGTCGTGGAAGTAAAGGAAAGCGGATTGGAAGGAACTTGGGAAGCAATTTGTGACGCTTTTGACGATGATGATACTTATCGGGCGAAAAGACTTACAGAAGATACTTTCAGAATTGAAAGAAGGGATGAAACGGTGCTTTCCGAGCCTGTAGCATGCTCCTTTATATCCACTGAAGGCTCTTCCTTCATTTTCGATGGAGAATTGCGTAACAAGGCAAATAACACTGTTCTTTTATCCGAAGAACTTGCGGCAGGAGCTTGTATTGGAATTTGGATACAAAGACGTATTAAACGCACCAAAGGATTATCCAACGAACAAATACTCAAAAATTACAAAGATAAGTTTAATTATCCGACTATTGAAGAGGTTGATTTGGTTATCAATTATAACGAAGTTGAAGATGATAAGAATTATCAGGAAAACGAGTATGATGAAGAATATTCATAAAATTAAATAATTATGGCAGGTTATAATGACACAAAGGCAATGATTATCAGCACTCTCATGGGGCGACCTGCGGGAACTGAAATTCAGCCTGAAAATCAACAAGCGTATGAGCTTAATATGCTTGATTACATTCGGAGCTTAGAACTTATTTCAAGTAGTCCGATTATAGGTATAGCTGATGAAACAACAACTCCAGTGCAACCCGATAACGCAAGGGTGAGTTACATAGCAGGAGTTGCGCAGAATCGTACCGTAACATTTCAAAACTTTGTTGGAGAAAACGGACAACCATTATCCATTACAACTGGTGATATGGAAGCCTATCTTGTTATATTTATTTGGAATGCTCAATATTGGACAATGCAAGCAATTCCTACAAATATCGTCAGTTCCTCAGATGTGGCTTACTTCTATTATAACTACAATATACGAAAAACATATGCGTCCGTTGCTGCCATGAATGCAGATTCAGTAAACCCGATAGGAATTGATGGAAAGCCAATTAAACTTGGTGATATAGTGTCTGTAGTGAATAATGGTAATTCTTCGGAAAATGGTTTTTATAGCTACGAAGGAGCTGAGAACGGTTGGAAATTACAAAGCAGTTTCAATTTTCAATTAGTTCAAACCACTGGAACTGACGTTAATTCTGCTATGTCCCAAAAAGCTGTAACTGATGAACTTGCTTTAAAGTTTGATAAAACAGCCGTTAAGCAAACCACAGGCACGAGCGAAACGGATGTAATGAGTCAAAAGGCTACTACTGAGGCTATTCATGAGATACTTTATGATGTGTCAGCTAATAATGCTGGGGCAGTTTTTGAATCTCTTTCAGCTCTATTAAGTAGCCCTAATTTAAGTACACTTATTCCTACATCAGTTCGACATGGAGGTATGAGTATTCGTTTTGTACAGAGTTCTGACAATAACTACGTACAAGCCAGATGTATGGCTCAGAACTTTACTACTGATGTTACTCAGTGGCAAGGCGTTGATGAATATCCAACATCAGAGAGCAAGAATCTTGTTGAGAGTGGAGGAATCAATATTAGGCTTAATACTATAAAGGCTAAAATTGGTATTGTAGAAGATTATATCGAAGGATGGTTAAGTTCTTCATACACTGTATTTACTAACAGAGGGTTACATACAGATTACATAGAAGTTTCAGTTGGAGATGTTTTTACAATAAGACATAATTATGGAGGATCGGCTGCTGGATTGGTAACTTACGACAATTCTAAAAATGCTACTGGAGCATTGACAAAAGCTGATTTGGGTTTGGTGACCACCACATACACTGTCCAATCTGGAACAAAATATATAAGATTTTCTTCTTTTACTGACGTATTAACGGTTACATTAAATAATAATCTTGACAATAAGAAACTGGACAAAACGGATGCAAATTTATTAGTGAATGGTAGCCTGTCTTCAAAATTTAGTCTGTACCCAAGTGGTATTACAGCTCAAAAACAAGCCGTTAATAAGGCAATTATATTTGC